ACACGCCTTATCCAAATCGTGACCTCTTCGCTTATCATCATGTGCTTACAGGGTCATGCCGAATGGGACGTGAGAACTTCTGCAAGGATAGAGGTATAGACCTTGACGGCAGCACAACTGTCCGTGAGTTTATCAACTTGACAAAGGACAGCTACGGAGGTGATATAATTCGCAAGTTGCCCGAAGTTTACGGTGTAACAGAGTAATCATTCCTCTCCCTGGTGACAGCAGGGAGAGATAAAACAATAAGAATATGGACATTAATATATCACAATGCAACAAAGAAACAATGATTAATGGTTTCGCAGCAAGAAAGCATGATGTAGCAACTCTGAAAGAAGCATTGCAAATAGCAAGAGCTGCTATAAAAGACATCCAAAAAGATAATTGCTTGGAGTACTTTGCATGGAGCCACCATACAAAGAAAAACCCCAGCACAGGACTGGGGAAATGTCTTAGAGCTGGAGGGCTGGAAGGACTTTTTTCTTGGCTGTTTCGCCAGAGGTTGTTAACCTCGATTCTAATTTGCGCTACAAAGTTAATCATTTATATGATTATATAAACAGTAACAAAGTTAATGAAGTTTAAATAGAATCTAATTTAGGTTACTATAAAATAGTATATAAATTTAAAGTACATATTTTTATTATGAACAGACAACAAGCGAAAGACCTTCTGCCTATTATACAGGCGTTCGCAGAGGGTAAGACAATACAGAGTAGATTTATTAATGGTAGCAATACATGGTGGGATGATAATAATCTTAGTTTTGGTGATGGTGTAGAATACCGCATCAAGCCAGAACCCAAGTACCGCCCATTCAAGGATGCAGAAGAATGCTGGCAGGAAATGCTCAAGCACCAACCGTTCGGGTGGGTGAAAACAGACGAAGGATATGAACAAGTTTGGCATGTAAATAAAGGTGACGATTTCAATGCAACATTGAAAACTTGCACATTCGCCGACGGCACGCCCTTTGGCATAAAGGAGGAATAATATGGCATGGGTATCGGTAGATTATATTGGCGAATGGATATTCAACTGCAAGCCTGATATGTGGGCTGGGGATTGTGTCGAGCACAACTATTGGCTGCCACAAGATAAATATGGTGCTCACGGTTTTCAACTTCCAAAAGGTAGTATTAAGAAGCTTATCGGACGAGAGCTTAACTGGAATGATGAACCTGTAGAACTTAAGGAGGAATAAACAATGAGAACAATCAAATTTCGTGGCAAAGATGTCTTCACAGGCGCTTGGCGATATGGAGACTTAGTACACAATAAAAGGGTTACAACATCTGGCTTAGAACCTCGCACAATGGTCGGAGGTTATGAAGTAGACCACGATACTGTAGGTCAATACACGGGCATTAAAGACAAGAACGGCAAGGAGGTATACGAGGACGACGTGTTGCGCTCCGACGAATATCCGTACAGCTGCCTTGAAGACGGTGTGCGCGACAACTATTTTGCCGTGGTGTATTATTATGAGGAGTATGCCCGTTTCGTAACAGTAACGATAAAAAATTCCGTATCTAACGTAGGCGGCATTTCGGAGGGTAACCACGGAGATGTTTCGCGAGACGAAATGATGGACTTTGAGGTTGTCGGCAGCGTTCACGATAAGGAATGGCAAGAGAAGTTGAACCTAAAAGACGAATAGCTCTATGAAGCACCGCATTCTGAAGAAATTCGTTAAAGCCTACCGCCCTTATGGTCTCAGTTGCGAAGGCGTTCTTCTCGGCATGAAAGAGGAAGGGCATGGTAAGTACTGGCATCGTGGTTCTATTGTCAGATGGTGGACTCACGAAAGGCATAAACAGAAAAAGCATGTAAGGAAGCATCCTGAATGTGTAATTTGGATTTAACAACAATCATAAAGAATTTTAAAACATGGATATAATAGAACAGGGATTATTTGAGCGTCTTATAAACGCTGTGAAAAACAAATGTAAAAGAACAGCCCTTGCGAGAATACGTGACATTGCAAATTATCGAGAGCAAACGAAAGGAGTAAGCAATATCATTACCAAACATGAACTTACTCAAAAGTATTTAGTATAACTAATAAAATAAGGTGTGGACTAACACACCTTATTTTATATTATATAAGACGTAATCTATTACTTTACGATTAGCTTCATCAACCTTGTTTAAATCTTTCTTTATATATATTTCCGTGATACGATGTGCTGATTTGTGCCCTAAGCAATCAGCAATAGTATCTGTTGATATTCCTATTTCATAGGCTATTGTTGCAAATGTATGTCTTGCCCAATAGGAACTTATGTTAGGTAACCCTATATCTGCACAGATTTTGGTTAAGTTATCGTTAAGTGCGACTTCGTAATACCTGTAAGATACGATATTGTCGAAGACCTTCAGTAAATGCTCTTTGCCTCTATATCTTTCAATAATGGACATTGCTTCAGGTTCTACTCTTATATCATACAAAGTTCCTGTCTTAGCTCTTCGGTATGTAACTCTTCCGTTTTCTATCTTTGTCAATCGCGAAAGGTCTATCATATTAATACCCATAAGGAAAAACATAAGGAAAAACACATCTCTATGCTTACTTCTGATTTTTGTTAATTTGGCGTGATATAAAGTGCGCAACTGTTCAACAGTCAAAGACCTCTTCACTGTCTCTTCTGTCTTAATGCGATACATACTGAAAACATACTCTTTCGTAACACCTCTTTTACGGGCAAAATTCAATACTGCTCTTATACACCTAAGATGTATTGCTATAGAGTTTGTGCGGTTGTGTTCTTTCCTTAATTTTTCAACATATCCATTCAACCAATCAATATCTATTTCTTCAATACTAAGACTGTCAAAATCACAGTACTCTTTGATTCTATTCATTGTAATTCTATAGAGATTTATAGTAGTTTCGTTACTTTTGGTAGCAATGAAATCTTCGTATTGAGTTTTCAGCAATTTTTGGATGTTTTCTTCTTCTGATTCTTGATTGGTTAAATATTGTACGAGTTTCTTGTTGGAGTAAAAACGAAGCTTTCCTTCATTTTGTAACTCCATAATCTTGTCGTTAAGCAAAGCTATCTGTTTGCCTAATTTTATATTAATAATACGCCTGTCTGTGTGATTTTTGACTTTCTCGTTGCTTTCATCCCATTCTTCAGCTTTTAATTCATACCCAGTAGGTATGTATACAGCACTGTCCTTCCGGGCAATTTTATATTTCAACGGGTACTTGCCATTTTTCAATTTTCTTCGTTTATCCAACTTTATTGAAACCTTAATCATAAAATGTATCTCCTTTATTTGTTTGCACGCTTTTTGCACGTTTTGAGATAAAGAATGTGCATAATTGCGTTGGTTTGACAATCGTTCATAAGTAAATACTATCGCAAAGATAGCTTTTTTTAGCGATATTACAATGTTTCTTTCTTTTGTATGCTCTTATTTAAGAAATAACTGCATATAATTTCTTTTTACGTTAAATATCAGTGTATTACAAATACTCTTTTTTATGCCTTGCACGTTTTTTGCACGTTTTGCTGTTTAGAAAGCTACTTAACGGTAATACAGCAGCGTACCCTATACCAACCTCTGACCTCTGATGTATTCACTATAAAGTCCGCAAAGTTCGGATTAACAGAACGGCATATGATTTTTGTGTCATCGTCTTTGACGGGCAAGACATTTTTTACAATCGCTCCGTTTTCCGTGTCCAACACATAAGTGCAACCCCATTCTATGAATGATTGTTCGTTGACACGCTGAACGAATACTTTAGAGCCATTCGGATATTCTGGCGACATGCTGTCTCCGTTTACCGTTATTGCAAGACTAACATCTCGAACCGGGCAAATGATTTTTTCGCATTCATAATTCTCTACCTGACTTTCAAAGTTATCTGGAGCTCCCCCCTGCGCTGCTATGGGTAACAACGGCACGAGGTAATTGTCTATATTGACACAATTCTCTTTATCTCGTAACATTTCCCCTTTACCTGTGGCAAGCCAATCTACGTTTATTTCAGGGTACAGGTCTTCTATAACTTTCGCAACTTTGCGTGAAATGGTTGTCGTGTTGTAGAAATGTCCTGCACTCAATCCTAGTGTTTCTTGCCATCTGACCAAAGACATTTTGTAATGTCTCGCTGCACTCTGCGCTCTATCCTTAAGCAAACTCATAATATATTAATTTGTATTAAAATACTAATAGAAAATTAGTGTAACTAAAAAATTATTATTAACTTTGTGGTGTGAAAAATCATATATTACTTCACACAACAAAGGTATTAATAATATATTAATTTATATATAAATGTATAGTTAAATAATGGTAATAGGACAAAAATCCAAAGAGCGAGCAATCTGCGATAAGGTAGATGCTTATTTACGGCAAGGCTTTAAGAAATCAGAGGCTGTGCGGAAGACAAAGGATGATTTCATGTACGCAACCGAGGCTGCAATATATGGCATATTGCGTCGTAACAAAGAGAAAATCAATGACAAATGAAAAACCCGATGTTGTACCTAAGGGGCGATATACCTTTAAGGAAGCAGCTCAAAAATTAGATATTAGTATCACAACAATATATAGATACGTATCGAGTAATATTATTAATTGTCTCACACGTTCTAATGGGCAGCGTGTTATATTAGGTTCTGAGATTACACGTTTTTGGGGCGGTGAATACATCTAAATCGCAGAAAAATGGAAAAGGAGATACAACAAGCGATAGATTTGCTAATTGCGAATGGTTACGAGGTTACGCCTCCACAAACAGACATCGAAATAAATGAGGAGTTTGAGCGTTGGTGGAACATGTACAACAAAAAGCGTGGAAGAGAGAAATGTCTGAAACGATGGTTGCGCCTATCTAAAAAGGATAGGACGGCTTGTATAAATGCTACACCAGCTTATGTTCGTTCTATCACGGTCAAGCAATATCAAAAAGACCCGTTTACGTACTTGAACCAACGTGGATGGGAAGACGAAATAATAGATGAATATGAAGAATCTGCAAACCGTACAGCTATCGAATTCGCAACGAGAGCAGCAAACATCTTTAACTCTAAGTAGAAATCTTAGTAGAATTCTGTCTAAATACCCATTGATTAGTCAACGGGAGAACACAATACCTTCTTTGTACGAAGCCGTTACAGCGAGTAATTGGGATTTGTTTTCAATCGACAAGGAACTTAATGACAAGGTAACAGTTCAATGGATAAAAGGACAGCTTATAGATGTCTTAAGATTTTGTGGCGCTTTCGATGATGTTGAGGACTCCCAAATAATAGTTACTGCGAAACAGATTCGTAGCGATTATTACTATCTGACGTTGCCAGAGCTTACGTTCTTCTTTGAGAAATTTATTAAAGGAAAATTTGGCAAGTTGTACGCAGGAAAAAAGGTCAATTGTCAGATATTCTTACAAGCAATAAGCAATTTTGAAAATGAAGTAATAAACAAAAGAGCCAAGGTGCAAGAGGAATATGAACAACAAAGGAAACAACGTGAGAAAGAAACCGTTCGAAATGGCAAAACAGGCATTGACGGATGGCGTGAATATTGCCAAACTCACGGTATAAAAGGTCAGCCTTTACCGATGCAAGATTTTCTCAAAGAAATGAAAAAGAAAAGTTTAATGTCAAAAATGTTACAACAATGAAAATCGAACTAAAAACAATGACCCTCCAAAACTTTAAAAAAGTACGGAGTAAAACGATTGATTTTTCGCACAATGTAATCATTAGTGGCGGAAACGAAGTAGGCAAAACTACAATATACGATGCCTATCTGTGGTGTCTATTCGGTGTGACAAGTCGCCCTGATACGACTGTGCAAACATTGGATGCGAACAACAATGTAGTACGTAAATTAGAAACATCTGTAACGCTTGTTATTAATTACAATGACGAGCGAGACATTAAAATAGAACGTCGCTTGACAGAACGCTATAAAGCCGAGAATACTGTAGAAGAAAAGTTTCTTGGCACAACACAGGCTCGTCTTGTTGATGATGTTCCGTATTCCGTTACGGCTTTCAAGGAAAAACTGAACTCGTTATGTAACTATGACGATTGGTTCTTACTTTCTAATATCAATTTGTTTTGGGCATATAAGGTTGACGAACGCAGAAAAATACTTATGTCTTTAGCTGGTGAAATCAACGAAGCGGAAATAATGAATGATTATCCGGCTGTGTACAATGCTGTAATGGTAGAAAAGAAAGATTTGTCGGAACTACTTATACAACAGAAGTCAACACGAAAGAAGGCTAATGACGAACTGCAAACAATACCAGCTAAAGTACAAGCACAAGATGCATTGAAGACGAATGAAGATTTTAATGCCATTGAAATCGAAATAAAAGACGTTGATGCACAAATAGTTTCTGTTGACGCTGCTCTACAAGGAATTGTAACAAATACTCCTGAACAGCAGAAGTTTGAAGAAAAATTATCTCTTGAAAGAAGTAATTATAACAAAATTCGTGAGGAGTGGCAAAAAGAACATTTTAATAAAGTAAATGATGCGTTTAAGGATGTTACTGACGTATCTGATACTTTGCAAAAAACAATAAAGTCACAAAAAGAGCATTCTGATGCTTATGTGCAAAACAAGACAAAAGTGGCGGAATTGACAGTGGAGTTTAATAAGTTAATGCAACAATGGAAAAATGTTAACGAAAAGGAATTTAACTTTACCCAAACAGATGTATGTCCCGTTTGTGGTCGTCCTTATACGGACGCAATGAAAGAACAAGAATATGAAAATGCCGTTAATGAGTTCAATACTCACAAGGCAAGTCAATTGTCGGATATTCAGAATAAAGCGGCAGAAAGGAACGAACAGCTAACGGTGCTCAAGGGACTTGTAAACACTTACGAACAAGTAACATCCGTAAGTGATAAGCAGACTCTGAAAACAAACAAAGAAGCGTATGATACCCTTGTCAAAAAGCGTTCCGAGATACAATCAGAAACTTGGGAATCAAGTAATGAAAAAGCAAAGGCAGATGCGTCACTGCAAGCTTTTATGAAAACCAAGCCTGTAATCGCTACAAATACAACACAAGAAGAAAATAAACTCAAGAAGAAAGAGCTTACAAAAAAACGCGATGGTTTGATAAAACGTTTGTCTGCTCGTGATACTAACGAACGTATAGAGAAAGAGAAAACAAAACTCGACAAACGTTCTCGAGAACTTGCTCAAATAGTGGCGGATTGTAACGAAATAATCCGCCAGATAAAAGAATACAAAAAGGCTAAGATAACAGTCGTTGAGAGCAAGGTTAATTCTCTTTTCTCTCTTATTCGTTGGAAATTCTACGAGCAGAACATAACGAATGATGACGAAAAAGACGTATGTACAGCGGTCGGATTAAATGGTGTTGATTACAACAATACTAACGATGGAACCGTTATTAATATGGGCATAGATATTATTAACGGCATCAGCAAAGCGAAAGATATGTACGTACCTCTTTTCGTAGACCGCAAAGAATCTGTAGAACACGCATTGCCGTCAACGCAACAGACTATTTATCTACAATGCATATATAACGAACCTTTTAAAGTAGAAACAATTTAAAATATACAACTATGGACAACAAAACAGGTATTACAGTCACTCAGTCAACAGCAACAGCTACACCCCTTAATATGTTTGCGAACCAAGAAAGTTTTAATACAGGTTATAAGATGGCGCAGATTTTGTCGGCTTCGACAATTGTGCCTAAAACCTTTCAAGGCAATATTGGTAACACAATGATTGCAATAGACATGGCTCAGAGATTGCACACGAATCCACTCATGATAATGCAGAATGTATATATCGTCTACGGGATGCCATCTTTCTCGGCTAAGTTCCTTATTGCATGCATCAACGCAAGCGGTCTTTTTGCCACACCGCTAAGATATGAATTTGTTGGCGAAGAAGGAAAAGACACATGGGGATGCTACGCCTATGTAATTGATAAACAAGGCGAACTTTTAAAAGGTTCTACCATCACAATCGATATCGCGAAAAAAAAAGGTTGGTATCACAAAGATGGTAGCAACTGGAAAGTTGAGCCTGAACAGATGCTTCGTTACCGTGCCGCTACTCGTTTCCAGACAGCCTATTGCCCGGAAATCACTTGTGGTCTCGCGGTTAAAGAGGAGCTGGAAGATGGCGAATATACGGAAATCACAGAAGACAATATTGACAAGCTTTCCGCAGAGGAGAAGCTCACACAGGCACAGGAAAAAGAACAAAAAGAGGCTAATACTCAGTCTCTAAACTTGAATACGGGTAGCACAACATCAGAAGAAACACAGACTATCCCCAATAAACCTCAAAGTCAAGCCGCCACAGTTACGTCTTCTTCAAGCAAACCACAGCCAATGGGCAAGCAGGAAATGCCCGATATGTTTAAACAGATGTAACGCTTCATTTCTTCAATAATAAAACAGAGTAGGGGAGTGAGAATATTCTTACTCCCTTATTATAAATGTACAATAAATGAATATAACAACTTTAGGAAGCGGTAGCTCTGGCAACGGATATGTGATACAAAATAAGTCAGAAGCACTCATAATAGAATGTGGCATAAATTACAAATATGCCGTCGAAGCCTTAAAAGGAAACGTTAGCAAAGTGAGTGGTTGTCTTGTTACTCATAGTCATAGCGACCATGCAGGTTTTATAAAAAATTACGCCAAAGTCTTTAATGTATATGCGACAGAAGAAACACTTCAAGAATGCGATATAAAACCGAACACTTTTCATTTCTGTCCTATACCTTTATTTAAAGAGTTTAAGGTCGGTAATTTTGTCGTTAAAGCGTTTGATACGGAACACGACACGAAAGCACCGTGTGGTTTTATTATCTTTCATAAAGAAATGGGAACAATGCTGTTCCTTACGGACACCCATCATATAAAATATAAGTTTGACTTCCCTATAGATTACATATTTATCGAGTGTAATCATACCGACGAGCTTGTTGAAAACAGTATTAAGGATGGTATCATTCCTCGCAAGGTAGGTATACGAGCTAAAGCAACACACATGAGCCTTGAAAGATGCATCTGTTGTCTTAAAGCAAGCAACACGCACAACACAAAGGCTATTGTTCTTATTCATATTTCTGCAAGCAACGGTGATAGTGAGATGTTTCGGAAGATAGTAGCACAACAAATAGGAAAACCCACATATTGCGCAACAAAAGGCTTTAAACTTGATTTTGTTGTCAATATATAGCTAACTCTTGTACTCCAGTACGATAAAACACAACAAAGGAGAAGGTTTCACAATAAAGCCTTCTCCTTTTGCATATGCTATATGTTACCTAACACCTTCCATGCCTTCTCACCCTTGAATGGCGTGTCATCATCATTTAGCCAATTTACCGTTATCTCGCAGAATTTCAACAACATTATACACCAATCTTCATTACGCCACCACGAAAAAAGAAGATTGTGATAATCGGCAATGATATTATTAAGTACTACAGAAAAGTCATATAGATTATAACCTTTAATTTGCGGTTTGTATTCTTCGTACAGTTCCGCACACTCACGCTCCGATACGAAAGGTGCATGTATAATACAACCGTCAGTCGTTGTATAATACATCTGCGAAATACGCTGCTTTGCGCTGTAGGCATCAAAATGATTGCCCACAATAGCCTTTCGTATAGTTGACCTTAAGGCTGTTTTTTCGTCATCGTTTAAACGTTCGTCGAGTATCGCTGTAATAGTAGCGATAACATTGTTCTTTGCCTGTTCGTTTTTGCAAGCATAAACTTCGTTAAATAAGTCTGTCATAATGCAATAGGTTTTTTATGTTTATGTTATAAAGAATTGAATATTTTTTCACAAAGCTCACCCATGATATAGCACGGATGTTCACTCTGCATTTCTATTCCGTCATTATCGCAGATGTGCGCAACAACATGAAGGAGTTCATGTCCTATAGTGTTTGCTAGACTTCCTTTGTTGTCAGATGCGCCAACTGCGACAACGCTCTCTCGTTTTCCTACATTAGAGTAAGTTAGCCCTCGTTCATTGCTCGCCAATGATAGATGCCTGTATGCCGTTTCAAGAGAGTGACCATTACAGCCTATACCCTCTAAAGCATGGCATATCTCATCAGCATCGTCGGCTGTATACCCGATGAAACACGTAACGCTCCACTTATACTGCACCAAGTGAATCTCACGCTTTATCATAGCAAATCTTCCCAAGGAATAGGCATACCATTGTGGCAGCAATCAGCATAAAAGCGGTTGAACACAAAACCGTCCTTTTGGTCTACATCGTCTATTGTGTCCTTTACATATTGCGCCAAGCTCGCTTCGTCCTTTATGGACTTGCCCCAAAAGTCAGCCTTACACATGTTTGCTACATACACATGGTCATAGCCGACAAGGTTTTCAAGAGTCAGTCCATTTGTCTGCATCATTTCCTCTACCTTGTCCTTGCTTATAGGCTCAATCGGCTCTTCTTTACCGCTCGCCTTGTTGACCTTGCGCATATGCCTGACAGCCCAGTCGCACATCTTCTTGTTGAAATGATAGCCGTTATATCTGAGATAAGCTATCATTCCTTCTGGCTTCATGTCGTAAACATCTAAAGGCATTCTACATTTTTTCATAGTCTTTCCTTGTTAAGACAGGTAGGAAACCGTATTCCCTACCTGTCGGTTATTACTTAGTAGCGTCTGCCACCACCATAGTAGCCGCCACCGTAACGCTCTCCGTAACGTCCTTCATCGTCGTAGTCCATGCCACGCTCATAGCGTCTTCGCTCGTCACGACCCATGTCTCGATAGTCCGGCATAGGCGAACGCTCGCCCATACGACCGTCACCATGTTTCAAACTTTCAATGCAGGACATTACCTTGCCGCCGTATTTAAGCATCTTCTCGGCATTCTCCACAAGCTCGTCAAACTTGTTTTCTGTTATCTCAACCATATACATAATGTTCAGTATTAAGTGTTTCCGTTCGACTTCTTGTTCAAGGCTCTTTGCAGCATAGTCTCTATATTAGACAATGTGCCTTTCATGCCGCTCACATCGGCTTCAAGATTACCTATCCTCTGTTCCTGCGCCTTTTCCTTGGCTATCTGCGGATTGAGGATGCCCAACATCTGCTCACAGTTCTTTACCACTTTCTCATGGTAGTCCTTACTGTCAAGCACCTCCTTTGAGTGTCTGAACATCGCTTCTACCTCTGCGCTCATAGCCTCACGGCTCTCAGATACAACGAGGTCTCCCGAGTTAGCAATCTGTCCGTTCGATGGCAATTGCTTAAACTCCGCCTCACCATCTGGCATCTTAACCTTTACATCTACCGTTGTTTCCATTGGCTGCGGATTAAACTGCCCAGGCTGATATGAAGGAAACTTGGGTTGCGGATTGCTCACGCTTACCACTTGCCCTATTTTCAGAGTCGGTTCTCCCGACTTGTCAAGCACATAAAATATGCTATTTGGTCTTAGTCCTTGAAACATAGAAGTCGAATTATAACTTGTTATACAATACCCGTCATCAACTGAAGGGTGTTAGTGTCTCTCTCGAACCACAACTGATATACACCAGTTCCGGCTACATCGGCAACGGTCAGTGCTGCTCCGTTGAACTTGGTAACTGCCTGTGTCGTGCCGTTGGTCTCAAAGAGGATTGGCAGCGTGGTCGTTGTACCTGTCGGTATAGCCTGTAGCAGATTGACGAAAATCGTTCCTCTGTAGTTGGCATTCACGAAGGCGTGGTTCTTAAAGGTAAACACCACGTTGTCAGTATTCACCTTGACACTCGTTGAGCCTATCGCTGCAGAACCTCTTCTATTGACCCATGAAAAAGGATAGCCCCAAATCATAGTCTTGTCCTCCTTTCTTTAAGTCCAGAAGCTAGCACCATTCACGGCATTAAAACCATACAGTCCCATCTGAGCTGCTACACAGTTAGGAACGGCTGTAAAGGGGCTGTAAGCAACAGTCGCTGTCTCGGGCAATTTGCACTTGATTCCTGCTACTTCTTGCTGCAGACCTGTCAATACGGCATTGATAGGTGCTATAGCCTGACCTACAATCTGCGAAGTCATGGCTGAAGATTTGAAGGTGCTGTTCTCTTCACGCAGAGCGTCAATCTTGTTCTGCATCTCGCGCATCTCAGCCTGCTTCTGACCGTTTACGATGGTCTGGGTGCTATCCTTAATGGCGTTGTGCAAGTCGCAAGTCTGACGCTGCGTCTCGTAAGCAACATTAGAGAAACCACGCTCCTGACCAACAGCCACGTTGTTGATAGCGTTCGTCAAAGCTCCCGTCTGCTGACACATTGCCAGCTTTACGTTACCGTCCATTGCGGTAATGGCGTTGTTGGTCTTGCAGCAACACTCAGCCAACTGTGTGGCAATAGCGTTGTTACCCTGCATGAGAGCGGTGATTATCTGATTGGTATTCATACCCATCTGACTGCCGATGTTGCATACCTGCTGACCCAAGCTGTTGATAGCAGCCATTACAGCATCGCTCGAAGTGTTGAGGGCTGTTGCCAAGCTCTGAACATCATAGCCATTGCGCTGAACAGCTTGCATGATAACAGCTGTGTTCGCATCGTTGTTGAGCATTGGCACAACGCCACCCTGTCCGTTAGGCATTATGCCGCCGCCAAAACCGCCGCCAAAGAAGTTGCCTCTACCCATAATGATAAAGAGCAACAGTATTGCGAACAGATTATCACCCCAACCATTGCCGTTGCTCTTGCCGTTGCAAAGGGCAAACAAGCTTGGGTCTACGCCCTGCTTCTGCATGAGTGCTGGGAGCATAGCCAAAATGCTATTAAGACCGCCACCAGTACCAGGACCATTCTCTCCGAATACGTAAGTTTTACTCTCCATAATAACAATCTTTTTTCAGTTTTTACCTTAATAGATTTACTAACACTATTGTAACGTTACAGACACAAAATTAGCGTGTTACGACAAATAAAGCCATAACACGCTCACACTTTTTATTATCCCTTGTAAATCAGTTATTTAGGTTGATAGCATATGCTATCATTTCTTATGGGTCTTTCTTATAAACGGCAGTATGTCCCATTTCTTCCACCATCTAACATGACCTCCTACGTCTTGCTGTCCGTTTGGAATATCTCCTCTTTTTACCATTCTGTTGAGTGTAGCTTCACTGACACCAAGCTTACGTTGTACTTCTTCTTTAGACATCATAGGGTTCATCAGATTCGGTAGATAGTCTTCGCATAATTCTTCTATATCTTCATCTGACATTCCACAAGCTGTTACCTTTTCTCCATTCTTCTGCTGTTCCCATGCCTTCATACAACTCTCATACAGAGATTTCAGAATTTGAGCCAAGGTGTAATAATTGAATACTTTCCTTTTCATATTTTTCGCATTTAGAAGAAAATCCTTTTGCCTATCCTTGTTCTTGTTAAGAACCAATCTGCTGTCCAATATAGGTAGAACACTCCTGTCATGACAATAACAGACATACACGACATTACCATTTCTTTTGTGGTATACCACGACCAATATGTAAGGTGTATTGCATTGACACCGAAGTAGTAAAAGAACGGAATCCTGTACACCCAACACAGCCAGAAGAATCTACTGAATAGTATAAGCAAAATCGGCAGCACATACAGTAACACATATATAAACGTGTAACTGGGCCAGTGCTCTGAATGCACGATAAACATTTCTCTTGGATTTTGCGAGAAGTCCCACATAGCAAAGCTGTGCCACACCATTATACATATAGGTAGCCATTTAGTTATCCATTTGATAAATTTCAACAATCTTCTTGAATAGCTGTTACCGCTCATAATTAACAGCGAGATTACCTCGCTCACGTCCATTCCATCCATGACAGAAAGGAGTGTCTTTTTCTTTTCATCTGTCATAACCATTTTAGTTTATTATCTGATATTGAGCAAATATAGTAAAATTATATTAGAACATAGATGATTTACTTATTATTTTGTTAAACTAATAACAAATTCTTGATTTATGTAATGTTTTGTTACTTAAAAGCAAGATGTAGTTATAAATTAAAAGTAAAGCCTTGCCTATCTATCACAGACAAGCAAGGCACATCCTAAAACAATCTGTTACCTTATAAAAAAGACAAACCTAACTATTTCTTTTGCCAGCTTTAAGTGTTATTTTCTTCAGTTGTCATATTTTCTTTGATAACCTCTATTTTTTATCTGCCGAATGAAAACAGTTTATACCCGACACCAACGCCTATATAAGGCTGTAAGCCGTTATAGGGAGTAAGCCCATAGCCAATGTTTAAGCTAATCACAAACCTATTAGGAGGTTCTTTTATTATCTTGCTTACCGTCACCACCTCTCGTTTCTTATACACCCTTATACTATCCAATGATGGTTCATATCCGCTCACCCAGGCAGTATAGGTGTTGTCCTCATAACGCCTCTGCGTCACCGGCAATCTTATCCTTACTGTGTCTGTGCGCGTACAATGCACCGTATCGCGTACGATAGGCGTTAGCCTCGTCACATACCTCACCACCACGCTGTCCCTCGCTACAGGCTTCACGTAGGGGACAGTGTCCACCACCGTCACCCTCGTTGTGTCAGTTTCTATCCGCCCTTTGCCATTTTCGCAGCATAGAAGCCAATTCAAGCACAGCGAACACACCAGTAACACAGCCGTTACACAGAATACAATTCCCTTTCTCATTCCTTCTTCTCCTCTTTTTTGCCCTCGTCAAAAGCTTCTTTCAGAGCCTCACCTACGTCTTCGTCTTTGCGCTTAGCAAAGGCAATGGCAAAAGCTTTGAAAAACCCGTTGATAGTCTTCTTTTCAACTGACACCCCCCTCAAATAAAAGAAGTGCCCTATAATACTCTTCAGCTCGCACAACCATGCCACGAACATAGCTGCCACCGCACCGTATATATGAGCTATCCCGACAGGCTCAAGCAGCGACATACCGAATACGACACCAATAGCGAGCCACATCAGATAGTCTATAGCCTTATTGATAGTCCTGCGCAAGGCTCGTGAAGTCCTCCATTTGTATTTGTCCATCAGAGTTCTGTTGCCAGCCTCCTTTGCAAGAGCATAGTGCTTGTTACTCTCACCCCAGCCGAATCGAAAGTCGGCAATGATGAAGATTACCAAAGCGAGCAGCATCCATCGCAATTCCTGTACAATGCCCACCATTTCCGAGCCGAACATCAGCATCCCGATAGTCCGTCCGCCCGTATTGTTAACAAGTCCGTCCATTTCCATATATATCAATTCTTTACTTAACAATTTGATTCTTCACTCTTCACTTACTTATCCCCAACGCTCTCTTCGCTCTCGCCAGATACCCGCACCGTTCCTTCAATCCGTTCTGACCGCCGTTTATCTTCTTCGTGATTTTCACCACGTCGTCGTTGTCTGCAAGTATGTTCAGACCGTGCGTCTTCCACCACCACATCGAGCTTTTCACCGCACCCAAAGGCTTCTCCAGCAGCTCAGGATTCGCCATCACGTCGCCCTTGCAGTAAGCTGAGCGGTTATAAGCGTCATAATTCGAGCGTCCAGTAATCTGAATCAGACCCCTGCCACGGTACTTGTAGCCGTCGCCGTCCCTCTGTGGAGTATTCCCAAGCATCTTCGCCAGTTTCCCCGTATCGTACTTGTCAAAGTAGCCCTTGCTGCCCTGTTCCACCGTCCACCTCAGCTCACCGCTCTCATGTGCTATCTGAGCCAAGTAGTGAGCCATGCGCAGAGAAGTGTCAATCTCGAACACTTCCGCATAGCTGTTGATATACGAGAGGTATTTGTCAATCCTGCTCGCAGCTGTAGGCATAATCTGCAACAGCTGCACCTTAGTAACCTTTACCATTCTCTTTTCTTTTTTAAATATTTCACTTTTTTACTATATATTCTCTCCATGCATATTTGTTCCTCATATCCAAATATATCAAGTTAGGCTCGTAAGTGTATGCCTCCCTTTCGAAAGAGACGGCTCTGTAAGCCTTGTGGCAGTCTCTGAGCATTGCCAACTTGATTAGCCACTCCACCAGATACCAAACGTAATACAACACATACCCCATTTCCTTCATCTGGGCAGTATGTATCATTTCGTGGTTGATGTCCGTCTCCCTCATCGTGCATCCCTTGCGCACGAACAGCACTCCAAACAGGTTAATCGCCTTGAAGCCCGGAAAGGGAATGATGCTGTTATATATCACCTTCATAACTCAACATTTAACATTTAACATTTAACACTCAACATTTAACATCCAACACTTACCCCACCGTGCTCCAATACGTCAGCAGCACCATCCATATCGCCGTCACCTCCGCCATAAGCCACGGATGGTCGTCCTCGCTCCTACACGCCCAGAACACTGCATACCACCCCAACAGTGCAACCACAATCTTCCAATCCACCGTCAGACACCAGCCTACGCTCGCCACAGCCGACACGATAGCAGCCGTCTTATGCACCTTGCGCTCGCTCTCGTCCAAGAACCTCGGAGCAGCACCCACGAACATCAGTCCTGCACAAGACAGGAAAGCAAGGCATTGCACACCCAGCCCACTGTCGAGCAAGCACACCATCATCAGCGCAGCGAACATAATTATATACACTTGGAACACCCAACCGTGTTTGTCCATCATGTAGTAGATAGACGATACCATTTCTGGTACACCATATTTCTTAATCACTACAAACAGCATCACCACAAACAGCAATGCTGCAATAATACTTAGTCCTATCATAATTCTAAATCCAAATTAATATTCAACATTGAACCTCAGCTTCTCTCGATAACCACTCTTGTAGTCATACCTCATAGCATCCTCCACACTCTCCAGTTTCTCCACAGCAGCCCTATGACGTGCTGTTGCATTGAAGCAGTCAAAGGCATAATTTTCAAGCTGTAGACGCAGCTGTTCAGCCTTGTCACATGGCAGAGTAATAGGCACACCGTCAAACCACCAAGTGATTTCCTTGAATCCTAATGCCACCTTGTCTGCAATGTTCTGCTGAAAGCCCATGCGTTCCTCCTTTTTTGCCCAAGTGCGTATGCCGTTGATATAGAAGCTGTTCACATTTTCCGACTCATCATACTTGTCTATATATGCCAGCAGCGTCTCTTTCATTGCCTTCAACACATCCTCACCAAGCCCTTCGGCTATCTCCTTTATCTCCTCCATGCTTGCTGGTTCTCCGCACTCCACAATCTTCTCTATCACGCTGCTCATCCTTGGCTTGTAGAAAAATATCTCAACCCAGTAGTCACAAAGAGGCAGTTCCTTTGACTTTCCTGTCTCTTCATTCTTTTCTGTCTGTATCTTCTTTGCCCATGCAATGTGATACATGTTTTCGCTTTTCTTTTCAAATACCTTGAAATCAGCGGTTTTTCCAAATGATTTTACCATAATTTACTTGTTTTTAGTCGTATAGTGAATAAATAGGGAAAGTGGCATTGATTCCCATTACACTGGTTCCAGGTAGTGTTATATAGAATTCAAAAAGAGTACTATCGCCCATTCTGATGCCCCATGCAGTATCAGAGCCTTTCTGTGTAGAAGTCCAATACGACCTATTTTCATCTAAGGTGTTACTACTATTAATATATTCCAATACTGAGTTAATCCTGTTGAAGTTTTTCTGTATTTCTATGGCTTCACCTCCCGACATGAGGTGACCTTTTTTTCCATTTTTAAAGACGTAATCATTACATTTACTTGCAGCAGTATCGAGACCTGCATTCGCCTTCATGATGGCTGCTGTATTTGCTGCACCAGCAAAGTCCTGAACAGCTGTAATTGCATCACTATTAACTGTACATCCATCAATAAGTCCATTTTTATTACTCCATTTAGTTTCATAGAATAATTGAGCCGATATTACAATAGCCACCTTATCTGTAACGAGCAGTGCACCTACTATATCGGTTTTAGGTAAGCCAGATTGTGTAAACTCTCCCGTTGTCTTGTATGTCTTGTTATTTTTATCAATTATAAACACACCAGTCTCCTGCGCCTTATACGTAAATGTCACCTCTCTGTTATACAGCGGTGAAGGCACATACTTCAACATCTTTGGCTTTACATACATCTTTACAGCAGCAGCTTCTATCGTCACTTCCTTATCACACGGCACCTTAACCTCTATAGGAGTACCCTGCCAAGTCTGTGTGCTCACTGTTGTGTCACCGCTCTTCACAGTTACAGTCGCCCCATTCAAGTTTGTATCAGACGCTGATTTGTCTGACATCAGCTTGATGGTGACAGTCTCCTTCAGTTTTTCATTCAGATTATTCTCTGTGAGATAACCTTTAGCTGACGCATATTTGTCAATAGCATCGCCCAGAGTTGCAGGTGTTACAAATGTACCTGTTTTTTTAACAAGTTTATTGCCTCGTATAGATATATCTGTAACTCCCTTTCCAGCTACAGCCTCACCTGTTTCCGCAATAATACCGTCTATTGCTGTCAAGAAAGCTCCTTGTGTTACATTAATGTCCTTACCATTCTTCGCTATACTTGCAATTCCATTTCCATTTGCAACCCCAGTTACCTTGACATTATTCACATAACCATCCAACGACTGATGCCCAGTTAGAAAAGTTGCCTTTGTTACTTTAAGGATTTTACCCTCTTTAGTTATATTTGCAATACCATTTCCACTTGTCACATCTGGCTTGACATCATTCACATATCCATTCAGTGCTGTATTTGTCAAGAATCCACTATCATTCGTCAAATCACTTACCTTTGTGGGAATAGCAGATGTCAGAGCATATTGTGAGTGAGTGTGCGAGCTCACGTCGCCCGTCAGCACACCCTCTATGGCTTCCTTCGTCAGCGTATACTGCGACGACACCGACATGCCGCTGTCCTTGTAGTCACCGCTCTGCTCATCCCATATCCACCACGATGCATTCTTGATAATCGGCGATTTGCCCTTCTCGCCCCTCTCGCCCTGAGGGCCTTGTGCGCCCGTAGCACCCCGCGGTCCGGTTGCGCCCGTAGCCCCGGTCTCGCCCTTCACACCCTGCACTCCTTGCGGCCCTTGCGCGCCCGTAGCGCCTCTCTCGCCCTTGTCGCCCTTCACGAGGATGCCAGTCTTCTGGTAAGCCTTTGTCGCCTTATTCCACTCGTACACATAGTTATCAGCACCGATTTTCACCGGATGGTTAGCGGTGTCATTGGCGTTGTCAATCGCCGCCGACACCTCATTAATCCTCGCCACCTGCTGCGCCCACTCCTCGCGCGTGCCGCTGAAGCCGTTAGCCTTCGCCACGTCATAGGCATCAGTGCCTTTAAACTGTGCGCCTTCAGTGCGCATACATATACTCGTGCCGTCGCCCTGCTGGCGTATCAGCAGCAGCGTGTCACCATCTTTTACGCCCTCAGCCTTCTGAAGCTTCGTAACGTCTACAATTTCATAATCTGCCATATCATATGATCTTTTATTGTTTATAGTCTTACAACTCCAACGCCATCGTGCCGTCCCACGTGCCGCGCTGTGTAAACATACCGCCACCGTACACCTGAAGTCTGACAGTATCAGGTTTGACCAGTTTAGTGGTTGACGATAGCGACTGCTTTAGCCAACCGCCGAAATATAGCCTTGGCAGGCTTATAGTCTCGTTTTCGTGAAGCATCAAAATACGGTCTTGCATATTGCTCTGTGTCTTTACGTCAAAGGGGATAAACTCACCTATAGCGACATTATTTAGTCGGCCGTTAACGGCAAGATTCTTATCCGACGTGAAGTAGCAGCCGTCTGCTGCTTTAGCAAGAGCCTGCGTCGTCAGACCGCGGTCGGCATTCTTATCGGCCACCACCTGCCCGTTCACACGTGGGGCTGAATACAAGTGCAAGAATACAGCCTTATTACTGCTCACGCCGAGATTGCTGCTCACCAGCACACCGCTCTGCCCGAACCCTTCGCGCCCGAACAGCAGGCGGTCGTTGTTAGAGCCTTTAGCGCACAAATACTTGAGGTCATAGCTGCCCATGCTGCTCTTGCATTGTAGCTCGTAGGTATAAGGAGATGTCAGCGCCGTATTAGTCACCGGGTAGAATTGCTGTGCACTTATCGCCGCTGCCTGTGTCTTTATCGTGCTCATACCAGCCGGACCGAGGTCATAAAGCAAGTTGCCGGCATTGTCGTAATACTCCATCACGGCATACCCCTCAGCATTGACACCGAAGCGGATATTCGGCGCGTTAGCTCTGCCGTATACACTTATCATACCGTCAGCAATCTTGACTACCGCCTCCTCGCCTTTTGTCTCAAGCCGCTCGGCTTTGACAAGCGATGTATTTAGGCCGTCAGCGGTAAACACCGCCATCGTCTTGCCGTTATTCGCGCGAAACTCAGCAGTGTCAGCCGTCATGGTGATTTTACGATGCACAAGGTCAATACCCGTGTCAAGCAGCTTGCCAGCCACGCTCTTGTCCTCAACATAGTCAGTCTTAGTCGCACGATACTCAGTCACAGTAGCGCCATACTCCAGCTTAGGCTGAGAGACATACATATCAGTTTTCCCGTTGCAGCGTATCAGCACATATTTAGGCAGATTGTCACCCACCACTCGCCAGTGCACCCAGTATCGTTTCCATACATAATGTTCCTTAAACTCCACCTGCGCTTTGCCGTCAGCCGGACTTGGACCGCCAACTCTATCCAGTACCTCAGTATATATTTCCTGATTGCCGTCCTTGTAGAAATACGCAGTGAACATGCCGCCCAGTTTGCCCTTTGCCATAAAGGAGAATACATAGTCCTGTCCCTTTCTTACCACATCGGTGTCTAATGTCCACTGTAGCATATCAACAGTAGTATTTACACCCCTGGTGTCTGTCCACAACGTAGGCTGACCGTTATACGTATTGCCATTTATTTCGTCAGCGGTGTTATTTACTGGACGTAGGGATGTGCGGTCAACGGCACGCACGGTCAGATTGCCACCCACTTTTAGCGTATCAGTATTATCCAGCAGATTGCCACCGATATACTCAGCATCATCCTCCGACAGCGACCAGCCTACGTATTCGTCGCCCTCAACGAGCATAGGTTGACACAGGTAAAATGCGCCATCTTTATCAAGATTTGTAAGTATGTCTACCTGTATGTATTCATAAGGAGCATCAGGTTGCACTGTTATAACTCCTTCAATACGTTCCCATTGTGTTCCCACCGTTTTCTGCGCCACAAAGCCACTGCCATTAGGCCCTTTATATCCTTCTGCCAAATCGACACTTGTAGCATTCTTTGTCCAAACCGCCTCTAATGCCACAGTAATGGGTGTCGTCGCTTTTGCCATCACGGAAAAATGGTATTTCTTACCCTTTTCGACTTTGATATTACGACCGCCTACATACGTATTATAACACCATTTTAGGCCGGTGAAACCTTTTTTTGAACAACAACACGAATTAACTCCGTTATATTGTTCAAGTATAGAAATAAAGGAATCACCAACGAGAAACACTCCTTCACCCTGCCGTCTCAGCGCACAGCCCACAAGCATATTCTTCCTGCCCACAGCCGTTTCACTCACCTTCAGAGAGATTTCCCTTGCTGTCTGCTTGATAGTCGAAGTATATTCCGTCAGTTGGCCCGGAGTCTTCAGCGGCAATTCATTATATTTGCCGCTAATCTCATTATACTGCGTAGTAAGTCCGCGCATATCCATCTTCAGTCCGCCCCAAACGGCCGACACGTCAACGTTCACCGTCAGCGTAGAGTATATATAACTGTACGAACCATCTGCTGCTTGATACTTCGCAGCCACAGAAACACTCGCAGTCGTCACAGGCACCGTGATAGTCTTACCGTCCGACGTGGTAATAGATTGTTGGTTTACACGCTCGATAACAATAAGAAAACCATCGCCGCTTCCTACCACGGCGTAACAACCATTCATTTCCAATATTGAGAAGTCGATAATGTGATTCTTGCCCCAATCCTGTCCGTCACGACTAAATGTCACCCTTGAAACTCTATCCGAACCTAACACAACAGAAACATTGCCGTTACTGTCTCGTTGTGTAGTGAGGACAAGAGGATTAGGATTCCACGTCACATCAATCGCACTCTCACCATCCGTACCATTTGCTCCGTCAGCACCAGAACTGCCGTCTGCACCGTCTTTCATCACAGCAATATCGCAAGAAGCAAGCACGTCAGTCGAGCCAGCTGCATAAGCCACAAACCTCAGCGATTTCAAGTTTCCAAGCACCGACCCATACAGATTGGCAAATCCGTTCAACGTCTCCTCATTGCCGTCCATATAAGTCACCTCAGCCTTCACGTCATACTCCGTCAGCCCTACAGCCGTCTTGCTGCTGCCCACGTGCTTATACAGTTCACCGCCGAAGTAATTCGGTGTCGTCGTGCCGTCGTCGTGCTTTACAAGCGTCCTGCTCGTAGGCACAAGCTCGTAAGTCACCACGTAAGGCTCAATCACATTGCCCGTACTGCCCGAAAACAACTCGAACATGTCAGCATTTATTCTCACCTTCCCCGGCGACAGAATACACGTCTCCTCCTGCCATACGTAAGGCGTGACCGTAGTACCCACCTTGCGAGGCGCACCTACGCCGTGATACATCGTAATAGAAGGAGCATTGGCCGTAGTCTTGTCCGTAGCTTTGTCCTCAGTCGAAGTAGCGAGCTTTATCACATTGCCATACGACTTCCACCTAATCTGGTCGCCCACCTGCACAATCACATCGCCCGCAGCAGGAGCATCCGGCTCGCCGCCGTTCACCGCCTCATAGCCGTAGAACCTCCTCTGGGCAATCACGTTGCCCCCTTCGTCAGTAGTCCTGCCCTTCTCCTGCTTTGCAAACAGCTCAGCCATCGACACCAGCTCGCCGTCATACGCCGCAGCCACAGCCACACCGCCCCAGCGCAGCACCCTGCCCCTCTCGTCAGCCAACACACGCACGCCACGGCTCGGCAGCATAGCATCGCCGCCATCAAACTCCCGCAAGTTCGACAGAATCACATAGTCATACAGCTTCCCATCCTCCAGCACCTCCTGCCCGGTGTCAACCACAAGACGCCAATAGTACCTGTTAGACACATTGTAGCTCGTGCCCGACTTCACATTAAACGTCTGACACAGCGCCATCATGCCCACATGCCACCAGTTCATCGTCTTCGTAGTGCCGTCGTCGGCAACGGCATAGCACTTGTACGCCACTGTCTCATTGCCGTTTTTCAGCTCCATTACCTTTGCTATAGTAGAGCCCGCATTCGAGAAGATAGTCGTGCCGCCCGAGTACGACACCCTGCGAATCTCCAACTGAGCGAAGAAAGCCTTCACCCTCGCCACAAGGAAGTCAATATACAGGTGACTCTTGCCGTCTTCGCCCAAGTACAGGTCAAAGCCCTTAGCACCCACAACTACACGGTCGGCAGGAGTAGAGTCCACGTCATGCACACGGTCAACAACCACGTCGCCCAACACAGCGTCAGCCAGCTTCGCATTTCCCTTCGCATCGACACCCTTTTCACCGTCACCTATCTTAAGACCCTTCATAAAGCGTATCTGTCCCTGAGCAATATCGTCATATTGCTTCGACAGAAAGTACTTGCTGCCATATTTAGAGACGATACTATTAAATTGTGAACCAGAATAGCTACTGCTGTTACCATTTGAACTATTAGCAATGATTGTCTGCACATCATCTTTTAATTGTGTGACAGTTCCCTTGTTCGCCTGATTGCCGACTGTGATTTCTTGAATAAAATCATAATCCAGATTGGTCGTTAGCTTTAAAATTCGAGTGTCAAGTGTATAACCTTGACCATCGCTATATTTTACCTTTTGTCCAATTTGTAATCTCGGATTATTTGCTTCAAACACCTGCGGATATACCGAAAATTCGTAGTTGTTCAAATCTGAATTTAAGCGTTCAATCTCTTTTATCGCTTTGTCTAACAATTTTTCTTGTGCGTCTTTCTGATATTGTTCTGACATCGCAATATTGTACAGGACTGTTATATTACAGCTCAGACTTGGCAAAGATTCACCACGAGGTATCAACCTTTCATCTTCATTTGTCGGTATTATAAGATTATTATCTTCTTGATAAATTATCTCATAGTCACCGCTTAAAATGTTAAAATTGGCTGAATCTACATCATCAGAATCATGCGCTGAATAATTATCCTTGTGATATTTCAGCTCAAAGCCAACATGTTCTCCATTTGTTCCACGACCTGCCAACGGGGTAGACAAAGCATTAATGTTCGTATTAGCCTCGAAAGAGCACGACAAAGTTTTGCCGTTAACAATTAAATTGTCGGTTAATTCAAAGTCATACCAATAATGAGTGACCCCATTATCTACAGTTTTATTCACAAGTTTTTTAGTCTTGTCTTCTGTAGTCGTGCAGTACGCAAGGCGCATATACCACACTGTGAATATTTTATACGCTGCGACACTTCCATCAGCATTATATGTAAGTGGTATTTTCTTTTTCGTAGTATCATCCAGTACGTATTTCTTTCTTCCTCTCACCTTGTACACGTATGTATTCAGCGATGGAAAAACGTCAGAGAAATTCAATACTTTTGTCAGCAATGGCTCTTTGGTCTTGTCTTTACGCAAGTCTATCGTAGAGAAATCGTCTACAGTGTATTCAATTTCTTTACCGTTAATATTAACAATGCCTTTTCCGCTTGCTAATTGCAATCGTATATCGCTTGACGAAACGTTCTCCCCTAAACTGTTTGTCTGTGTAATATTACGTGTACCGCCGAACACAGTATATGAGTTGTAGTAATTTTCCTTGCTTTCGGTTACGGATGGGGTTCCTATATTTTTACCTACTTCTAATGATATAGACGTATTGTCCAAGATTACTTTTCCAAGATATATATCTTCGTTGTCGTAATCTATATGCCATTCACACGTATCTCCTTCCGCATTTGCGATAGAAGACAAAGCAGACAACACGTCATTATCAGAAAACGACACGGATAAAGAATTTTTCAATTCACCAGACAAGACTGACTTCCAACCACATTTCCCGAACTGAATATCTTTGTTTAAAAAATCGCATATCTTACCCATTATAACATCAGGCGTACCAACAAAAGTCCAGTTAGTCTGTTTTATGGTCTCGTTTTGCGAGTTTTTTGTTTTTATATAGAAAGGTATTTTACCTAACAACATTTTCGGATGCTGAAACTCCGGCATATACTTCCACGACATTTCGTCAGTTTGCACTGGCTCGTAAGGTTCAAGCAGAGAAAAACGCTGTGTCACCTTGCGTGTCTGGTCTATATAATACGTGTGTACAATGTAAGCTCCGACGGGTAAAATGATTTTACAAGCAGCACTAAAAGACAACGAGATAAAGTCGGACTTTGAAAGCTCTTCTTCTCGTTGTGCTTCTTTTGTGATAGGCGCTTGCATTATTATCTCGCCGTCAAGATTGTATATGTTTATCATATTTTTTCTCTGTCGTTAGGGTTGTTTTCCGTTAATCGCAATGTAAAGTTACTTTTTTTCAAGCCGTAATCCCCATATTTTGAGCATTGCGAATAAACAAACTTAAAGACACGTTTCAGACAAGGTACTTTTAGACAAAATTCTCCACTGTAAGCTATTTTGTCAAGAAAAGCTTCGTATTTGTCGAGATAATCTTCTTGTGTCGAACCTTCTAAAAAGAAAGATAGACTAACCTCCCGTTTGTCTTTCTTTGCATATTTTGCAGCTGCCAACACTGACACTCCATTTTCTAAACGACTATCGTTCGAGACGAATGATTTTACAGGAGGAGGAGTAAGCAGAGCTTCCCTCCATCCTCTTGTTAATGTTACACCGTAGGTAGATATGTCGATATAAGCATCATTATTTTCGCTTACCAATTTTATAAATGCTTGATTTTTCATTTTAATAATTTTTCTTCATTAACTTATACATGTTCGCAATATCCTCACGTATCAGTATGATAGGAGCTGTATTTTTTACTATTTGTTGTAACTGCCCAAGACCTTCATATTGAATGTCACGCATTTCGGTCATATTTGCAGCCATATTTTCAGCAAAGCTGCGCATTACACTTATATCTGCACATATCTGCGCTCTTGTCTCATTTCCTTGTTCAACTGCTATTTGCATAGCATAGCCAATTCCAATCAACGTGCTTGCTTGGTCAGCTGTTATTGCTTCGATGGCTTTGTTTGTAGCTGACTGGGAAGACACTTCTGCGTACCCAGTTATCTTAGCTGCTTCGTCACGATATTGCATTCCTTTCTGAACAATGTCGTTATACTTCTTGTTAAGTTGAGATATTTCGTCAGAAGTAAGCCCGTTTTCTGCCATTTTTGCCCATTCATCATAGAAACTTTGCAATTCATTGTCAAGCAAATCTCCGATTTTAGCATCCATGACGGCATCAAAAAGGTCACCACTAAAATCATCAGCGAAATCCTTGGCACTCTTGCTCATATCTTTCAACGTGTCTTTGAAGTTACTTTTCAAATCATCGAATGACATGTTTGTAAGTCGTCCTGTCATTTGTTCATCAAGTTTCTTTTGAGCATTTTCATAGTTTTTTATGTAACTCAATACCATGTCTGGTATCTCGCCAGATTTTCCGTTTTTACCTCCTTCCTTACGATATTCGTTCAATATTTTATTCAAGGTCTCGCCTTGGTCATAATCTCGGATTTTTGCCATTTCTTCAGCGGAAAGGTGTAGGAAGTCCCAACTTGACTTTACTGTTCTACCAAGTAGTGATGAAACTGTCGACATCGCTGTCTTCCATCCTTTGTTGTCCTCAACTGACTTGTTTAACGAAACTCTCCATCTTCCATGTTTCTCTGCTTCATAGTACATCTTGTTCTGCTCGTTAGCTTCGCTCTGTGCTGTTAGCTTTTTAGCATCTTCGTATGCAGCCTGTGCCTTGTATAGAGAACTATTCTGTATCGTATCGTTAAGATTATCCAAGCATTGGGCAAGGACGTTGTTCTTCTGCGTCAATGCATCAATGCTATTTTGCATTTTCGCTGTGTTGTCACCGCCTATGCCGAGAACAGAGGTAAATCCTTGTATTGCCGATACTCCCTTTGTAAGAGCACCGACATAATTCCCTGTTGCAAAATCAGCTGCTGCTCCCGAAGCATCGTTGAATGCCGATAGACCCTCAGAAGCTTTTTTTGCAACACCGCCCATTCCAAGATTTTCAAACAGTCCAGGTAACTCGTCAATTCCTTTCTTTGTTATAAATTCTTGTGCATCAGCGAACCAGTCAGCTACACTCTGTGCTGAAGAACGTTTTGCACCGTCCTCTTTGCTCTTAGCTTCTGCCGTAGCTTTTGCTGTCTTTTTTCTCGCATCTGCAAGCTTTCCTTCAAGTACGGCAAGATGGGAAAGAAGTGTAGACATTTCCTTGTACTCCTTTGTTGACTTGTCTATACCGAACTTGTCAAGGTTAGATTGTATTCCTGCCGTATCGTCACCGATAGCACGTACTCCAAGGTCTGTAACTTTGTAGTTAGCTGCTTTCAATGCCTCTTCATACTGCTTTTCAATATCAACCTCTTTCGATTTCGCTGAATTGAGAGCTTCCTGCGCTTCCTTAGCTTCATTGATGCGACGTATATGTTCTTGTTGCTTCTCACCAACAAAATCAAAAAGACCTCCTTGTTTGCTTATCTCAGAGTTGATGTCATTTATCTTTTCCTGTACTTTTGCTATATCCTCAATGTCTGTCAGTTTGCCACTTTTTAGCAACGTTTGAAGCTGATTGCGCAATGATTCAAGATATTCTTTAGTATGTGAAGACAGGTCGGAAAAAACATTCTCCCAATCTATCTGTTCGAAGATGTTTTCTTTGTTAATACTACGCAGTTCGTTGTCTCTTTGTTGTTCAAGAGAAGCCTTTTGGTAGGCGTTCTCTGCCTTGGCTATCTTGTCTGCATATTCTTCTGTTATAGCAAGTTTCTTATCTTGTATGTCGCCATATTCTTTCAAGAAGGCATACAATCCCGACTTCTCGCTTTCTATTAAATCGTTGTTCAGCTTTTCTATCTTTTTACTTCTGTCTTGACTTGCAAGTGCTTTCGACTCTTCAATAGCTTTTGATTGCGCATCCGTTAACGTTGCTCCTTTTCCTGCTTCTTTGTTCTTTTTACGGAACTCGTCTTCTTGTTTTTCAATTTCAGCAAGACGCTTCTTATAGTCATTGTCTATTTCTTTTAACTTCTTTTCTGTTCCTTCTTGCATAAGTGCAATGGTCGCATCGATGTTTTTCTGTTCAAGTTCCAGTAACATCTTATTTAATTCTTCTTGCGCCTTCTTTTGCTTTTCTACTGTCTCGTTTTTTTCTTGCGTTCCTTCTTTCCCTCCTATACCTCCGAGCTTAACATCAGTATTGATAGTTTTCTGTTGCATCGCATAAGTACTTCTTCGCTGTCTTGACAAGAAATCATCCAAAATATCAGTATTGAATTCTGAATATTTATTACCAGACTTTTTCAGTACATTTCTGACAACATTTTCGCCAGCATTGGCGAGTGCTACAGAACTTGCATTTTTATAACGACGTTTGGCTGCATTTACACCTGCTTCGTACCATTTCTGTAGTCTGTCTCTTTGCTTCCTGTATAGCTCGAGGTTTTCTTTTTTATTACTTTGATAAGATTCGTTTGCGCCCATGGCTACGACTGCACTTTCAGGGAAAGCTCCCATTCCAGATGTTGCCGAATCGACATATTTCGCACTTTTTCTTGAGCCTTTATGATTCTTGTCGTAATTTTTAAGATAATTGAGTTCGTCCGCAGTTCGTGAAGCTCCTCCAATTATCCTATTAAAGAAACGCAAGATGTTTGTCAATACAGGCGTTAAGTTGGCATTTAATGATGTCAGAAAACCGTTCCATGCGTTGTTTAACTTCTTAAGGTTTACGTCTGCACGTGTGTTTATGTCAGCTAACAGTTCTTCTTTGGTTGCTGCGTTACCAATTGTCTTGGTGTATTTTTCTATTGCTTCGGCATTTTTGATAAAATACATAGCCGTAGCTCTATTACGAGCCATGAACTTTTCTCCGACATTTTCACCTCTATCATATGCTTCTTTAAGGTTTTTAAGTGCCGTAACCATGCCAACCATCGAAGGGTTGTATTCTTTCTGCAATTTTGACATGCTCATCAAGAGCATCGAAAACTTTGACGCAGCCTTAGAAGCACCACCGAACTGATTACTTGAGAATCCTATCAGTGACGACATTTCCTTGAAACTTATTCCATAAAGAGAAGCTGTAGAACCTGCGGATTTTATTGCTTCCGCCATTTCTCCGAATGACGATGTTGTATTGCGAGAAGCCGTAGCAATAACGTTAGACATTTTCGTAGCTTCATCTGCCGTTAAATGGTATTCGCCAGATATTTCAGCAATGCTTTTTGCCGACTCCGCAGATGTCTTGCCTGTCAAAGCTCCAAATTCATTAGCTGCTTTAATCATTCGCGTCAAGGCTTCGGGAGAATCATTCAGACCATCCCACACCTTTACAAACTGAGTAGCTGATTGCGCCATATCCACACAGCTTTTTGAAGTCGTTGCGGATAATGCGAGAATATTCTGTCGGAGGTCTTTTATCTTGTCGGAATCCATATAGTGGTCAAGCGGTTGTAATGACACACGGAAAGCTTCTGAAGCCTTAGACATATCATACAATCCTTTGCCTACAGCAGCTATTGCTGCTCCCCAAGCTCCGATTTTTCCAACAAACCCAAACAACGCAGAAAAATCACCTTTCATTAATCCGGCAAAAGAACTCTTTAATCCGCCAAAAATTCCTTTTACCTTCTTTTCTGCTTTTTCGGCTTCCTTTCCTATGTTTTGCGTCTCTTTCGCACTCTTTTTTGCTTCTTCGGTAACATCTTTGTAAGATGCACCCATTTCGCGCAATTTTTCTTTACCTTGGATTATTTCACGGGTTATTTCATCTTGTTTCTGTTTGTTTTCATTTGCCTTGTCACTATTCTTTCCATAAACCTGCGCAATTTCCGAATACTCGTTTTTAAGTATCTTCAATTGGTTTATATCTTCTTGTATTACGGTTGCAATGTCGTTCTTTGACATTCCGCTCCACATATCGGTGGATGCTGTTTTTGTTTCTTCTGTAGCAGTGCGCAACTTTTCTAACTGTGCCGTAACTTCGGCAATTTGCTGTTGCTTTTCCTTGATTGCGTCACCTTCGGCAAAATAGTCTTTGATTGTTGTAAATGGGTTGTCCCCTTTGCGCATAGTAGAAATGAAGTCACCGCCCCATCCGTTGACGTGGTGGGCTTGCATCTGCTCCAGTTGCTCGTTTAGCTTTTTTAATTCGTCTTCTTTAGCTCGTATTGCATCAAGTGTTTTGTTTGTGCTTTCGGTTTCTCGCTTTTGCTCGGTTTCTGCTTTTTGCGCTGTTGAAGTATATGCGTCAGAAAGTCGCTGTAAGCTACTTGCAATTTCGTTTGCTTCAGTTTTAAGTTTGTTGGCACGTTCCAGAAGGGCATCGGCAGCACGTGCGTTCATTTCGTTGTTGTTATCCACGATGTTGCCATCAACAATTTTAAATGTAGTTGCCGCTTCTCTTGCCTTCTTCTCTTTTTCTAACAAATCCGTTTGCTCGGACATTAATTGGCGATAACGTGCTTCTGCGCTTTCTTTGGCTTTAATGTATTCCTCTTCACTTGTCTTGCCTTGCAATATCCGTTCCGTAAGTTTGTCAAGTGCTGCCGCTTCTGCGTTTGCCGTTTCAGTTCGTTGTTGGTTTGCTTCTACCGCTTTCTGGTATGCTTGTGTATTATCTTTTACCGCCTGTGTTTCTGTGCCTATTTTCTCGGCATTAACACCGTGCGCCACACTTTCTGTGCCTACGGCTGCTGCCGCCCCAGCGTGAACAGTCGCATTTGCGCCAGTTGCTGCCGTTGATATAGAACGACCTGCATTCAAGGTATCAATAGCAGCATTGAGAGTACCAACATACTGCTGAGTACTGCCAAATGTACCCAACATTGATAAATATTCGTTGTTAAGTTTCTCTACTAAACTCTGTTGAGACTTCAATTGTACATTAATCTCATTCCATTTCTGAGAACCTTCGGTTGTTTCCGATAGTCTTTTTTGGAGCTTATCAATGGTTGCCTCCGCAGTCTGAGCTTCCGATGCAAGTTTCTTTAATGCTTCGGGCGTATCGACAAGTGATTTGTTGATTTCTTCGATACCTTGCTTCAAGGTCTGCACGGATTGCTTTGTCTTTTCGCTATCAGAAGCAGAACTTTGTGCTATATCATTCAATGCTTTAGTCATCTTAGAGCTGACTTCATCCGTCTTTACCCCGAGTAAATTAAGGTCATTTATCAGTTTATCTAATGACTGCTGTATGTCGGAAATATCCATTTGTCCGCTTATTCCAAGTATCTCGTCTACTGCCATATTGCATATTGTTTTAGCCCATCATATCCATAAAGAAATCGGATGCGTGTATTGACTTTTTTATAGATTGAGGTTTGTTTTCATTTTGTTTCATGCCATCATGCCCCATATCAATATTCTCATTAGAACCGAATGTCGGGATAGAACGATTAAGAAGCATAATGTTTAAGTATGAGCGCTTAAATACGACCTCCTCGTAACTCATACGAAAATACTTCATTACTCCTCCGATTGTTGCCCAGGGGGAGTCGTTAACGGCTCCGTTATCGTCAACACTTGGGTGAGGAAAGTTATAGAGGTTAAGAAAAAATTTGCATTAAACGAACGACTTACGAATTTTACAAGTTCGTTGAAGGCGATAATATCCAAGTTCTTTCGGATATAACGTCCCCATAGCCAACGTTTCCATGTCTTTCTGAATGCGCATTTTATAAATATTTCATTCATGAGACGTGCATCGTTGCCGTGTTCTGCAAGAGCTTTGAATATGTTGATTTTGTCTCCATCGCCCCATGATGGTTTTTTTATATCATTTGCGTACACGGACATTTCCCATATCTGGCCGAACGTCAAGGGCTTAACTTTAAATCTAAACCACCCAACTTTAATCTTGACACTTTCTTCCAAGATTGTGTCTGCCGTTATTTTCTTGTCTTTTGTTTTCATACCTATAACATAAAAAGCGGTGCGGTTTGGGTTGTGCCCTTACCTCACCGCATATCGAAGATTTGTGCTGATTAAATTTCCTTATCGATGTCTGCTTTTACATCTTCGAGCAAAGCCCAGCGATGTCCGCTTACTTTTTCACCACTTGCATTGAACACAGCCATCTGACGGAACTCAATATTTAGGTTTGGAAGACCTGTCTTACCGATAGAACCGCTGCGAGTAACAGTCAGTTTCATTTTTGAGAACTGGAATACCTTAGCTGGTATGTCGTCAAGAACCTTGGTCTTAATCTGTACTGCCTTGTAGATTTGGTTATCAGTCGGGAGTTCTTCATTCCACTTGCTGTCAGTGGACGACGTATAGCCGAGGATAGCCTTGAAAGTTTCAGCGGACAAGTCGTAGGTCTGTACCGTGAAGCCTTTGGTTGCTGCCGATGATGGAAGCACTGCATACGGGTCTTCTGAGTCTTCTATTTCTACGTCGCTCGTTGACGCTGCGCTATCATTGAATGTCAAAGAGCCAGACACGATAGCCTTGAACTTGAACGGAAAGTTAGTCGGATAGCCACCATTCGCTACAGGGTCGGCAATGGCAAATTCCTCAATACCGTAAACACCATTTTTTCCTGTTTTTGCCATATCGTTAATTCTTTAAATTGTTAAATATTACGTGGAATTTCAAATTAATGTAGTAAGTATTGTCGTTGTCGGGTGTCGGTCGTGAATCGGAATAGAATTCGAAATACGCCTCTTCGAGATATGTGTTATCTTCGAAAAAAGCGAGCAGATTCTTTGCTATTGTAATTAGCCTTCGTGTGTTGGGTTCGTCATTGGCGGTACGTTTAACATGTATGTTAACATTTACAACGCCTTCGTTTATTGTATCTTGCTGTACAAAAGGCAGATGGTTTATGACGACATATTCATTCAAGCTTGATTTCTTGGGGATTTCGTACTTGAAGACCCCTTGCTCATTTATGCCGATTTTTTTACATTCCTTTTTTAAAAGCTTATACATTGCACTTACAGCGTCATCCCCTAATGTCATACCTTACGTTTTTTTATTGTTAGAGCCACAATTTGAGGTATCGTCTTTTGTATGTTGTAAAGCCTTTTACCTCCATAGCTTTATTGATTGTACCGTCCTTTTTTATTATCATTACCTTGTCACCTTCACGAGGCAGTATTTTATACTTGTGTTTGGAAAGAGGAGCAATTACTTCATACGAGTAAGCATACCGTTGCCCGTCATTCAAACTTACAAGCTTTGCACTGGTGTTAGGATAAATAAGGCATTTGCCGAATTCTAAAAATCTTGTTGCAGTCGCTTCTACAGGATTTCCATCCTCGTCATAACCGCCTCCAGCATTTTCGTGCTCCACTTCAAAATTAGGTTCTCCATTGTCGTTCATGTCAAAGAATCTGTCTCCTACCTGAACATAGCCAACATCGTAAACCTTAATCTGTACCTGTAGCTTGTCTTCAAAGTTCATGTCTCACCCTCCTTCACCAAACGCTTACACTTCGCAACCAATAGCCGTCCGAATCTTCATTAAGAACAAGGTCAGCATCCAATCCGGCGTCTTTGGCGATAGATTTAATCATATCGTCAATCAAGCTATTCTGGTTCTTGTAGCCTTGGGACATACCGCCTACATTCTCGCTTGAAAGCACACGCATCTTATACAAGATACGCATTGCAGCATAGGCTACAGGCTTCTTTACAGCCACACTGTATGCGTCATCGACGCTTTCCGAGGCACCGAATTTATCGGCAGCGTCGATAAACATTTTCTCTATTGCTTCGTCAGAAGTAGAGAATGGCTGTATTTCACTTGCAATAGCTTCCGAGATTGTCATGCTGTCCTTGTCTTAATGTTACAACTTACTACATTTAGAGTTCTTAAGACAACCTTTTACTTGGTTGTCTTGAGAATAAAGAGGTCGTTCAAGCCGTTGAACACAGGCTGCGCCCACATATCGTAGTTTACATGATAGCCTGTATTGTCACGCCAATAGCCTACGTAGTTGTCGTCATGAGAAGAATAAGAGACACCAGGAATTGGGTCTACCAACTCCAACGGGTCGGAAATCTTCATTATGGCTACGGTGTCGGCACACTGAGCAACGACACGGTCGTCAACGATTAGATTGACTGTCGAGCCGTCTGCAAGTGTTACAAACTGGTTTTTGTCAATCTGTATCACAGGCAGAAGAACAGACTGCAGATATGTGTTTATCTGGTCTACTGTAAGCATCGGCACAGCAGGGTTAATCTGTACAGTGCCAAGGTTAAGCTTGAACGTGTCCTTGATTTCCTTTGCCTTGCACATCTTGTAAAATGTGTTTTCGGACATACGGAGCTTCTGAATATTGCGACCCTTCTTCGTTGCCTCGTCCTTAAGCATCATGATGTCGGCAATTGGCGTTGCAGTCTCTGTACCCCAGTTGTTGGTAACGGAAAGCTCCTTGATGCCGAGGTCGAAGGTGTAAGACACGTTTGCCTTTGCGTTGTTGGCGCGAGAAACAGTTTGTTTGCCCGTGTAGAGTCCTTCATAATAAAGCATATCAAGACGTTTGTGTGGTGCAATGACAGCACGCTCGAACGGACGGAAAGAATACTCAATAAGCTTGTCATACTGTGCGTTGAGCTGTTCCTGTGTATAATTACGACCTTCAACGTCACGATAGCGACCTTCGAGCTGATGCAGCTGGTCGAGATATTCATTGTCAAGCTCCCACTCGTCACCGTAGCGGCCGATAGAACCAGTCAACTGACCGAAATCGGGCATATGATGTACAGGCTTCTCAGCGTTCTTGGCGATAACAGAACCTACCATAGCAGCAGTGTATTCTGCGAGATTAGTCTGATAAACTTTTGCAGCACAATAGTCTACCTGCTTAATTTCGTTCTTCCACAAAGCCTTATAGGTAGAAGTCTTCATAGCCTTGTCAATATAGGACTGAAAAGACTTCGGGTCTAATAGCTGTTTAAGAATACTATTCATACCTTTCTATATTTTGTGTTATTGTTATCCTGTTAATAAATATTACTTGCTGTTACTGAATCTTGAACAACGCAATACCAGTGGCGTTCAAGCCAAGCTTGATGTCCTCATTGATAGGGTAGGGAAGCGATGCCTCCTCAACCTCCATAACACGGAGTGTAGGCTCAACCTGCTGCGAAGCGTCCTTGTCAAGTTCCTTAGTTGCGTAAGTAAAGCCAAGGATTACGTCAGAATCCTTGTCATAGTCAGTAACGATGTCGTTTGCGTTGATGGCAGCGTCGAGTCCTGCCGAAAGCGTCACAGTGTCAAGTGTTGTGCTTCTTGCGATAGATGAGATTTTCTTGCCGCCAATGGTGTCACCCTCCTTAAAGAGAGAACCAGGAGCGAGTTTCACTGTTTTGGCAGCAGCTTCAGCCTTTTCCGTAACCTTTGCAGTCTTTACAGCGACAGCCTTGCCACCTGTACCAAGCTTGACAACAGTACCCTTAGGCAACCACTTTAGTTCGGCTGGCAGATTACTCTGGTCAAGGTCGTAGCCGCCTTGTCTTACGACGCACTGCTCTTCCCACCAAGAACCTTCCTTGATGTCGGTAGGTACAATCTTTTTGAGGTACATTCCTTTATAAGCCATACTTTACTATTTTTTTAATTTTACATTTGATTTACTTTGCAGCACCCTCGGGCTTCGGAGTGTTACGCTCGGCAAAACCCTCCATGCGCTTGATAAAATCCTGCTGCTCGGTCTGTGGAGTACTTGTTGTCGGGGCTGTGACAAATGTGCCGTTTGCGACAAGCGACTGCTTCAGTGCGGTATAATCGCTTGTTATCTGCTCAACGACCTTGTCAAGGTTCTCCTCATTGTCGAGCGTGTAACGTGTACGGAATACTTCGGGGACATCCTTTAGCTTCTCATTGCTTTGCAGCAATGCTGACAATCTTGCTTTTTCTTCACGCTCCTTATATGGAGCGAGAGCAGCAGTAACAGCATCTGTAATAGCTTTCTGTTGGTCGTTCTTTGCGTCGGCAATCATTCTTGCCACATCATCGGCTGTTAGTGGAGCGTTTGTCGGAGTCGTTGGTGGAGTTGGTGGTGTAGGAGGCACTGGAGGGTCTGTCGGTTTAACCCAACCCTTGTACTTCGACTCTGTCTCACTGACCGCACGATTGAATGACGATTGCATCATGCCTACATAAGGCTCGACCGCTGTGATAGCTTTGGTAACGTCCTCGTCTGTTGACTCATCTGTTAGGCCACGACTTGCGATAATTTGGTCTACCAGCTTTGAAAGTTCATCCTTCTTCAAACCGTACTTCGCGAATGACGTTTTGCAAGAAGCAAGCACTTTTTCTTTTATTGCCATAGTGTAATTCTGTTTAAACGTTAATGAAAATTTTATCTAACAACAAAATTACATCATAAATGAATGCGTATAAAGAAATTTAAAAAGGCTGTGTAAACAATTTTGTTTTAGCGTGTTTTTCTTTGGTTTTGAATGATGTTTTATGTGTCTGTGTATAAGTTTACATAAATGAAAAGATATTGCATTAGATACAAAATAAAACAGGGCACAACGCATTTGTTAGCGTTATACCCCGTAATAATGTGTTATATACAAGCTTCTATAAACTTGTTTATATCGTAGTGTTGTCTAAATTCTCAATATTCTGTTCTATGTTAACAGCAACAGCGTCACGTATTGCGCGAACTGTATCGACTGTCGCATCAATCACGTTTTCTCCTCCTTCTTTATCTCCAAACAGGCGTATAGCCCGCTCTTGCAATTTTAAAAAATCCCGAAGTAGGTTTAACATTTCTGATGTGGTGTTGCTTACGGTGAATACAACCTCGCTGTTGTTTGTTGATTTATTGTCGTTCATAATTTACTCTGATTTTAATAGTTCGTGTTACTTGTTTTTGTTTTCTCCGTTAATTTCGGCAATGGCTTGCTTTACATTAAAATCGTTGCCGTAAAGCGCAATAATAAAGCGTTTGCCACGCTGATTCCATACAAGGGTTGTATTGGTTGATATTTCACCATTGCTTGACTGATAGTTGTAGGTGCGTGTACCTGCCAAGTTCCAACCCTTATAAGGCATCTTTAAGTGCCATTGTCCCGATTGTGAGTAAATTATACCTAATTCTTTTAGCTTTGCGTTGAGTGTGCGTGCCGTGATGTGCAAGTCGTCGGCAACTTGCGTTGTTGTAATGCAAGTTGTTGAAGCAAGTGTGTTGTCGTAGTATTCTGCTTTAGGTGCGGCTACTGTTAGTTCCTTCTTTTGCAAGTTGATTGTTTCTGCTTGCTGTTCGGTTTGTGTCTCAAGCTGTCTGATACGTTCCTCACGTCGTGCAAGTGTTCTCTGGGCGATAACGTAGGCACGAGCCATAATATCCTCGTCGCTGTCATTTTCGTTTGTTGCAAGGTAACCTCCTTTGGTGCGGATTTCGTGAAGGATTTTCTTCACACCTTTCTTGAACTGCTTGGCGATAGGCTTGCGAGAAGACATAAGTACTTCATACAACCCATCTTCGGTTAAAAACCATGTTTCACCACTACGACTGCTTAGGTTTAACTTAAGCACTTCTTCTTTGTCTACTCTCTCTATAAGAGTTGTAACATTTTTAATACCGAGCCAATTCATTAAATCATTTGCCCGAAACAAAGGACGTTCAGCCGAACCCCATACATCAATTTCCTTATCAAGGAAAGTTGATTTGTTAATAATTTTTACTTCGTTCATTTTGCTAACATTTTTGAACGTAAAACTAAGCAGACACATAAAGGGCGTACTGCTACCCTCTGTTCAATCCCTGTTAGCTGAATGGGACGCATACACCATTACAATATATGCGAGGGGCAATACGCCTATGTCGTATTTCCAAGAAAGTCGAGCATAAAAAATGCCCTCCCAATACCGGAAGAGCCGCTAATCTCAACCAGCCAACAAAATTTTGAACACCACAAAATTATAGATTTTTCTGTAATGTGCCAAACTTTTTTACGTTTATTTTTTGTTATTTAGTTGATTATTAGCGTATTATTAGTTTAAGTTTTGCAAGACTAAAGAAATTATTAATCTTGCAAACTTTTTTATCAGGTTTAGATATTGATATACTGTACACCCTTCTTGGGGTTCTTTGTAGTTCTATCAAGGCTAACCTTACCGTGATAAATGCCTTTGACAGTAGAATAAAAAGATGTGCGCTTAATGTTATCGGTTTCGGTCATTGGTATTTTGCCGATGCGTTCACATTCTATGCCATTGTCGGTAAGTATGATGTTAATCATCATAGGACCATAATACGACTCCTCAGTGCGTGTCTGAATAACCTTACCCTCAACCTTTACGTGTGTGCCGGTTTCAAGTTTTGTTTCTGTTTTCAAACTGTCCTCGTAGTTCTTTACCATAAAGAAAGCATATACCGCTTCATCTATATAGGCATAAAAATCGTTTGCCAATCTGTGTGTTTTCTTGGCAAATTCTCCGTCGATAGGCTTACTTAAAGCGTATGCACACACCTTTTCAACATATTCGTTATTGATGTCGAAATTTTCTCCGCAGAGTGTTGCTTCGATGTCAACCAGCGTTGGTGAAGGATAGTGTGTGTTGCCCTGTCGGTAAGCCTTTTTGTAAATCGGGCACTTGTCATATGTCGCTTTTGCCGACATTATCAAATCAGCCTTCTTAAAAGCGTTTTTATAAATAGCATTCGGGTTGCCGCCCCACATTTTTAACTCATCATCCTCTGTTGAGCAAGACAGGCTGTAGTCGTAGAGTTTGTACAACTCGTCCGTAAACTTTGAGAGGTAATCAAAACTCTTGATACCAAACTTCTTTACGCATTCGCAGCCAACTTGCAATTCCTCGCCTGTTGTTACATTCTCTATTACATACGAGTTTTTGCACCAATGTCCGCATACATCACATTTGTTGTAATCTTGTCCGTGAGCAGGATTTTTAAAGATAAGTTCTTTTGAAGTGTCAACTGGTGTGAATGCTCCGTCTTTAAATGTGCATACAAGCTTCCATCCATTTTCTTCAGGCATATTAACTGTAAGGTCGCATATTTCATGGAAGGCTTTTATGCATTTGCCTCTCATTCCGTTTTCGTTAATTACAGGATGATAAAATACCTTCATATATGGTTTACCAATTACAAAAGAAAAACCCTCAACATTCTTCTTTGTCTTGTTGGCAAACTTTTTAAAGCTTTCCACATTATCAGCAGGAATAAAAGTTTTGATAGTGTTCATTGTTGTATCTCCTATATTTATTAGTTGTTATTAATTTTAACACCACAAAATTAATAACAATTCTTGAAACGACCAAATAAAACTAATAGATATATTAATATTTAAGGTATTTTTAGTATGTACGCAATCGTAAGACGTTTACACCTCGTACAATTCTAAAACATTCGTATTACCGTTAGCAATAAAACCTTTGTACATTGTTGCCGACAGACAATACGCCTTCTGTTGAGGAACTTTTATGTACTCAACAATTCTTCGTGCACGGTCTTCCGTCATATTTCAAATTTTTCTATTATGTAAGAGACGGCATTGTTGCCGCCACCTTTGTACATTGATTGGCACAGACATATTGCCTTGCCGTCGCGACGTACTATTTGCTTACTGATATTCAATAGTTGGTGTAATGCTGTCATTTGTTATGATTTCTAAAATGTAAGGTCTATAACCACGTGTGTCAAATCCTTTATGATATGAGGCTTCGATGCCTCCGGATGCCGTATTTTCAGCTGGGAGACATGTGCGAAGACCTCCATTACGTTGTGGGTGTACTTGATATCTTCTCATAAATCCGTATTATATATCCGCCACGATGGGATGTCTGCAAACATTGGTGCTTTCGGCTGACAAAACTTATTGTTCCTAATTCGGTCAAACTTCCTTTATGACCGTCATTTTGGTAAAGACGTATGCCGTCATTGGTCACGCAAACTCCATATAGTCGTTCATTTTTCATAAATCTCCAATATTTTTATAGAACCGTTGCCCCCCAGATGGGGTTTTCAGGCAACAAGCTGTACTGTATATATTATAAAAACGATGACATTGCCTTGGACTGGTTCGCCATTCTTGGCATCCGTTAAGTTGTATCATTCCTTTCATATAATTCCATTATCATATTATCTTTGGCGACAGAAGTGAGTGAAGAACAATGACAACCTCTATATTCTATTTTTTGATAGTGCGTTGACGTATGCCATTCTCCATCACTCCTTCCTCTAATTGCAACTACTTGATTTTTCATAAATGTCTACAACTGCTGTGTGCATTCTATGCTCTGGATAAAACCACCAGCTTAGATATTTGGTATTCAGTGCTGATGCTTTCTCTGTAGGCACAATGCCGTCACCCATTAGGAATGCTTTCTCCATAATAATTACTTAACAACCGTTGTTTCTCCAATTCGTAGCCCAAAGACGCAATGTCGCGCTTTTCTTCATTCGTGAAGACTTCATAATCGGAATGGGCATCCATGTATGCCAACGCTTCATCAATACTCACCTGTGGCTCTAAGAGATAGTCTTTCAGCTTGTTTTTGTCGGTGCGGTCGATGAGTTTAGCTGTCGTTTCGTCTTTAAGGTAATACTTCTCTCCGACATTATCTTGCAGCACATCTCGTATTACAAGCCCTCTATCTTCGGGCTGTGGAATGTCTGTTGCGACATTTGGCCATGCAAACGGGTCGTTATCCTCTTCGTCAGGAAATAGTTTGCCGTTTTCAACTTGTCTTGTGCGGATGTTGCTCCAATAGATACGCTTGCGCTGCTGAGCCGACACAAGAGCAGAATTTATGTGGACACCACGCACACCAATAGCGTTTGACAGACACCGTTCCCACTTCTCAAGCATCTTTACATTCTCTAACAGAAAGTATATGTTCGGGTTGTATTTGCGAAGTTCTGTCAATATACGCATATACTCCCAAAAGAGGTATGACTGACCCTCGAATTCAAAACCCTGTCGTTTTAGTTCGAGATAGTGTTCAAGTGTGTAAATCTCCTCGCCACTCTTTGTGCTCATGCCCTTCATTTTCCCACTGAAAGAGAATGATTGACACGGTGAGCCGCCGATAAGAATATCGGGCATGCCATACTTCTCGACTATCTCTTCAATGTTCAAATCTGTCACGCTGCCCAACTGCACTGTATTGGGGAAATTGTGCTGAGTGTTGGCAATAGCGTGCTTGTCTATCTCTGACGCGAGATATGTAGTCACGTTGGCTCCAATCTCTCTGAGTGCTATTTGTCCGCACGACATGCCGTCAAAAAGGGATAACACTTTCATTGACTTCTTCGTATATTCGGGCAAGAAATCAAGAATGTGTTTAATTACTTCAATCGTCCACCCATTGCCCAAGCAGCGATATTGCTGTGTCTCCGATGTGCAGAACTCGTATCCGTCAGGCACTGTTTGTAGTTTTGCGCACTCCGTTGGTGTCAGTCGCCGAATGGCAGCTACGTATGTTATGCCGTTATGGGTAAACTCCACGCCCTGTTTGTCTTGGGGCATACTATTTTTAAAATCCTTAAGTTGTTTCTCCCGTACTTTTCGGTACAACGTGCTTGCTATATCTTGTTTATTCATATTTTTCATACATTTCAAGTGTTAAGTTGTCTTGTATGGTAGTCAACACAACACCGCATTTTGAGTTTGGGCGACATTGGTAAGAACGCATATTTGAACGGTTACACCATCTGGTACGTAAGCCGTTGTCGTATTGTTTCCTGTATGTCCGTCCAAGCTCATTGCGGTATTTGTTGAGTATGATGGCCTTTGTCATTATATGCCAGTAGAATTAAATCCGTGTTCACCTCGTTCCGTGTCTTTGTCTATTGTACCGACTTCAAACGTCACGCTGGGAACTTGGACAATGCGCATTTGCGCTATCTTCGTGCCAGCAGGAATATATACGCCATGGTTACCTGCATTACATAGTTCTGGCGTAGAACCACAACCGACACGCAACAGAGCGCATACCTCACCAGTATAACCACAGTCTACAAGACCGACGAGCACATCTGCATCTATGCGTATGTCAATATCACCGCTCCGTTTCCTTCCTTTACAAGCCATGCCCTTTAAAGACATTCCGCTACGTGGTTGTATCACGGCAGCGAGGTGCGGCGGCAACTGTATCTTAAAGCCGAGAGGGATTGCTGTTCGCTGGTAAGGTACAAGTTCTACGTCTTCTCTTGTAAAAACGTCAAATGCCGCATCTGTTGCGTGTGCTTTTTCAGGCATTTTGCCACCGCACAATTCAATTTTAATTATCTCGTTCATATCTATAATTTTGATTTAATGTTTATTTCAGATGTCCACAATGCCATTTAGAGCAGATAGGACAAATGTAAATTTTATAATTCAAAGCTTTTAACTTGGGGTTCTGTTGAAGAAACTCTGCCGCTTCTTCTTCGCTTTCGTAGGCGACTTTAGCCTTCCACGAATTGCTGTGCTGCTTTCGAGTCCAATGCCGAGGGTCGGGATGCAGGGTGGAGTAGGGTGCTTTGTTTCTGTATGTGTGTTTTTTCATATACTTAAATCGACATTAAAATGTTCTTCTAACGCGTACTTGTAATACAGCTCGTTGTATTGTGTAGCACCGTTTTTGTACTTATCTATAAAGTCTGTGTGTTTTGCGCACATAATCTCGGCAAATACGTATTCATGTGCTGACTGCGCCCATTTGTGTACTGAGCTATTAGGATGTGTTCTGAGAAATTCAGTAGCACTGCGAACGTATTGTCTAAGCATACGAGGATATTTATCGAAATCCTCGAGTCTTTTCTTCGGTGATTTTAACGGGCAGCACATACAGCCGAGTCTCTGCGAGATGTCTACACTTCCATCCTCGCGATAATACAAAGGGTGTAGTCTAATATTTCTTTCGCTTATAAACTCCAATTCTTCTTCGTTGCTCCAATCGAGTATAGGAAGAATTTGTTGCACCCTGATATTTTTGCGCTTGTTGTACACGCGACATACCACAGGCTCGCTGTATCGGGCGTTTCGTGCGCGAGACTCGCATTTTCTCACGCCAATTACGGAATTATAAAGTATTGGATATTCTTTTAGCACACGACAACAAAAACGCATAAAACGGTTTGGCATCCCGTTTTTTTCAATGAGCTGAAAGAATGTTTGCTGTGGGCGCACGATTTGTACGCCGTTTTCTACGCAATGTCTAATAGTACCTGGTGGGTCTATTGTTGTACATTTATATATTGCCTTGAAATTTATCTTAGCCATGCGTGCAAGCTCCAATATAACATCGGAGTCTTTGCCGCCACTATAAGCTATTTCAATGGGTTCGTCGTCATGTTGAGGTATTGATTGCAAGAGCTTTATCGCTCGTTCAACCTTTTTGCTTAGATTTTCAGTCATTTTCTGTATCTCCTTTTTATAAGTTCTATTTTTGCTTTTACTTTGTTTATATCACGTGCATCGTGGTTACTTAGTCTTACAACGTGATATCCCATGCGCCAAATGCCTGACGAACGATTGTTGTCCTTGCGTTTTTGAGAGCTTGTAAAATGATAACCCCCATCCACTTCTACTATAATTTTAAGTTCCGGCAAATAGATGTCGGCAAAGTACAGCTTGCGTCCCGTCATTATAGGCTGCTGTCTAACGACCTTATATCCGAGTAGCTCACAGTTGCGTATCGCAGCTTTTTCTGCGTCGCTTGTCTTTGACATAAGGTCTTGACGCATTCTGTTAATTAATGCTTTGCTTGGCTTCATTGTTGTTTATTTAAGATTACGAATAATGCGCATAGCGTTGTCAATAGCTAAACCAAGCAATGTTGGTGGAGGCATTTGAATATTAGCACCTCGTCTCCATTTTTGGCAGTAGTGCAACAAACGGACAGTTTCTTCTCTGAGCATGATGTATGTGTAATATCGGCACAAATCACCACAATGCCCTTCCCTTTTGCTTATATTGCAATGACCATATCCTTCTGTGTCTTCGTTTTTAAAGAATGGACACCCACCGCAATAAACTTCTTCACCTATTTCTCTTTTCATTTTTCAATGCCTCCTTCTTGCGCTGTTGTTTCTCAAAAAGTCTTTGCTGTTTCACCATCGATTCGTATATCGTGTTATACACCTTTTCGATAACAAACCTTGGAGTGTCAGTTTTGCGGATAAATACCGGGTGATAGCCGCATTTGTGCCTACGGTAGAAAATCTCGTCATCATCGCCTTCAATCTTTACCGACACTTTAGCAGCTATAACATAAAGGTCACAATGCCCATTTCTGTGCTTGCGACGACACTTGTACGAGACATTGTTCTCGTCAAGATATTTTTTTAGTTTTTCGAGCTTTGTGGAATTTTTCATATGTCTATATTTTTTACAATCTATATATACCAAGCATTAGCGCAAGGGGATGGCGCGATTTTCTTTGTTGTTGAATATTTTACTTATAATTGTATATGTGTTAGAAGTTACGTTATAAGCGAAGTTATGTGTTGTAAACATATACCCAGGTACAGGGTATCCTCCCACCTTAGGCATAAAGGTAGAACGAAAATGACTTTGTAAAGCAACAAAACCCTTTTCCACGGCATATCTCACGTAATTGAATGCTGTCTTTAACGAAACTCCAAAATTTCGCGCAATTCTTTTATACGATAATCCTTTCTCATTGTAAGAATCTCCGTAACCATACTTCCTTTTAAGTGCGCGAGCTTTTTTGACAACACTAATTTGTCTCGCCTCACGTGCTTGTAGAATGGTACGCTTACAGAAATCTTTATGAGATTGGATTATGCACAAAAGAATGGCGTATAATGATTTTTCTACGTCTTTAATTGTGTCATAACAAATATCTGTAATATTAATATTTCTGTCTTTATGCTTCGAAACGACTGAAAGAAAAACAAGTGAAGAACCTTCGATTTTAGCAAAGCCGAGTTGAATAAGCGTATTTATGCGTTTCTTTATAGTGTACGCATGTACGCCTGTAATGTCAGCAACCTTATTGACTGACCAGTTCTTCAATACATTTTTATTGTGTTTATGGTAAAAATACAGCAACAAGGCTATAGCTTTCAGAGAAGCTTTATCTCTGAAAAGGCTGTTAGCTATGTTGTATCGTAGGTTTTTTACCATAATGTTCTAAAAAAGAAACTCCCAATGTACAGCGGACTAGGCAACACTGACAATGGGAGTTATTGTATATTTAGACCCTTTTCTATTCAGATAGGGAAATTGTTCTTTTAGTGCCTTGTCATTTGAACGCCACAAAATTAATAAATTATTAGCGTGTATGCATGTTTAAAATGTTAAAACACATTAAAGACTAATAGAAAACTAAGAATAGTCTTTGTTGTTTGAAAATAAAATATTAATTTTGCGGTATTGAAATTAATAACCAATTAAAAATAGGAGATACGAATATGAACTACTGTGTTTACAACAACCAGACTGATGAAGCCCGTCACACAACAAACAAAGGATTGGCGATGAAGCTCTTTAGCAAGGTTTCTACAGGATATCTTTCCGAAGTGACAGACAACGGTGAGACTATTATCTGTGAAAAGTAACAAACAAGGCGAGGAGTAAAGCCTCGCCACAAAACAAAAAGAATATGAAGGACTATATAGACCCACGCAATTGGGATGAAGAAGAAATAAACGAGTGTAAGTATTGAGCGTTAAGCATGGGTGTATGTCTTACCGTAGCTTATATCGCAATGTGGATATTTTATTAACACACAATATAAAGTAACAACAATGGAGATAACGACAACAATGGTTCGCTTTCGTTGCCCGAAGGCAATGATGGAGATAAAAACGCCGAAAGCTCAGATGTTTGCCTTTGGTAAAGAACAAGACAAAAGGGTCTGGGTTCCCGAGAATAAAATCATCGCTAAACCCGACAATGAGTCCGACGACTTGAACGAGTGTATAATGCCAAAATGGCTCTATGGCAAGACAATGCTGCCTATGTACACGCAGATAGACGAAGAATTTTTGCACACAGAGAATATAGACATCTTATAAAATAAAAAGTTTAACGTAACGACAATAAAAATGGAAACAACAATGAATTTACAAACAGCAGTGTCTGACAACATGGTATCAGAATCCGCAGGAATTACAGTGGCAGGTGGGGATGACCGTCAATTTTTGGACTTCGACATTAGTAAAGTTCAGACGCTAACGTTAGAGCAACTTGCTCGTACAGAGAAAGAAAACGACTACAATGGCAGGCCGTTAATGGGAATATACCACTTTCAGTTGATTCAGCAAATACAGGAAATGTGTGCCGAGCGTGGTTATAAAGCTGAAATATGGGATTTGTTCGCAGCCAACAACAAAGACCGTCGTGCGCCTGGTGTTAGCCGTTTGCCCCAAAAGGAAGAAAAATATGGAGAACGTGCTATTGAAGCTCATATTCTGCGTCGTGTATATTGCAATATACGTCTTTACGACCTTGACAAAGGTGAGGGCGACGATGCCATTACTACCAACTTGGCGATTTCTTTCCATCAGAAAGGTCTACAGGTAGGTATCGGAAGAAACGTCGTTATCTGCCACAATCAGACGATGCTAAACCGAGAACAATACGCTGCTACATACAAGGACGGCAGAACGCCCGGAATTGCACTTAATGAAATGATAGCTAAAATAGGCGTTTTAGCTCGATGATTTGCGAAACATTACAGCTGACGACGACGAAAAGATAGAAAAAATGAAGCGTCGCGTGATAAGTGCGCAGGAAATGTTTACAATTATCGGTATGCTGACATCTTTACGTGTTGCGTCAGAAACAAAGTTTAAGGCAATTCGTAACAACAACACGATTCCTCTTAACCAAGCACAGATTAGTCGCATTACGGAAAAAATGATGCTGGCTTATCAAGACAGAGGAAAGGTTACGGCGTGGGATTTTTACAATGCCGCTACAGATATGTACAAGCCGTATATGTTAGACCAGCCAATGATTCTATCGCAAAATTTGGCTCTCGTTGATTTTATCGAAACTCATGTATTATAAATATATTTCCGTTTTCTACGTCGTGAGACGTGTATATTTAATCAGTTAAAAATAAATGATATTGCGCCTCACAGCGGTGGGGCTTTTAACAACTCGGAATAATTCATCCGTCACGGGACGGTAGGTTGCAAATAGTCCGTTTAGGATTGATAGCCATAAAATTAGTAAAGTGTTAGAATAAATATTCGTGCGAGCAGCCTGTAAATGCACGATGTGAATATAGGTTCGAATCCTTATTCCGAGGCTAAATTTTTAAAAAAGGAGATATGGAAACAAAAAATATTTGGCATACTGGCACAGAAATTCCAAATGGGAAAGATAGATATATCTTTAAATGGAAAGACCGTAATTCTTATAAGTTGGTTAGAGATAAAGAATGGGTAGAAAACCGTTTGCAATCCCCAACAGAATTTAAGAATCATATAGAACGGTGGGCTTATATAAAAGACCTTGAATCTATTTGTGAGCAACTTCAGCAAGAGCCAATTGACTGGGAGCAGCGCAGATACGAGATAGCTAAGGAAATGCTTCGCACTATCTACATAGAAGATGGTAAAGAAAAACGCAGCACAGACCCAGGCATTGAGTTTGAGTACCAAAGTTTAGAGGGTTGCGCAAGTGAAGCCGTCAGATTTGCTAACGTACTTATTGAAGAACTAAAAAAGCAAAATCATGGATAGAAAACTTTTCTTTCACACCGTTTGTCTTATGCGCACAGCACAGCGTGAATATTTCAAGACGCGAAGTAGCGCAGCACTCGCTCAAAGTAAGTTGCTGGAGAAAACAATTGACGATGAAATAAAGCGAGCTAAGGCAGTATTGGCTGCAAAAGCAAAGCCGTTCTATGAACTCGTGAATATAGATTTGAGGATGGGGCAAGAATGGATTAACGACCATGTCGTAGCAAGCCTTGATGATTTCTTCTGCGATGTGACCATTCAACATCAAAATGTGTTGGACATTCATCTTTACGACCACGGATATTGCGATGCATACGATTTTCCCACACTCGTTATTAACGATGTAGGTGATGTTTCAGGCGATGATATGCTTGAATTTAAGTTCGAATGTAATAATGGTAAATATTACGTATCGTTCTTACACGTACTGAAAGGTTAACAAAAACATATAAAAATGGAAAATGATAATTATGGAATTCATTTTAACGCTCTGAAATATGTAAATTCAGGTGTTTTAAACATTAAAGGGCGCTCAGAAACAAAACGTTGTCTTGTCGTGCCTATAGAAGACAACCATCTATTTGAGAGCGTAAACGAAGATGGCTCACCAAAGGCAGTCTATTTGGATTTAAATGCTTTTGCTCTGCGCGAGCCAAAATACGAACAGACGCATATTGTCAAGCAATCCCTGCCTAAGGACGTTCGCGAAAGCATGACAAAGGAACAGCTGGATGCTATGCCTATACTTGGAGGCATGAAACCGCTTGTTAATCCTTCAGCTAATGCTGCTACAGCAAGCAATGTTCCGTTTGCACAGCCAACGGAAGATGACAGTGATTTACCGTTTTAAATATTAAGAATATGGGAAGATACAGTAAAAAATCAGAACAGGAAGCTCAGAACAACGAAGCTCCTCAGTTTATTCCACCGTTGGAACAAGTCGAAAACGAAGAACAGGAAGCTCAGAACAACGAAAAGTCTCAGCGTATAATTCCGCTTATTGCGAGTGAAGACGTAGTGTTACATAAAGGTGGCGTGCTTGTGCCTACTGTTAATAAACTAACAGGTTTTGAAGGTGCAATTGTTATGTCAACACAAGACAATGCTATCAATGGGCTACTCGTAGAAGACAACAAACGCCTTACGTCTTCATTCGTTGTGCCAATGTCAATAATGGCAGACAGCGAAGTAAACGTTGTTGTCAACGTTGTTGACGAGGTTAATATCCTTCGACAAACGCAATATGGCACACGCATGGATAACCTTATTATCCCAGCCGGAACCCATATTGCCGACCTTGTTCTATTGTAAAACAATCTCGGGTGCTACAGATTCAAAGTAGCACCCTTATAAAAGAATACAGATGTCAAGAATTGAAAGTAATAGAAGTCTGAATGCTCAATATCGAGAGTTACGCAAAGGCGAACTCGTGTACAGAGTTGAGCTGTATGCTACCAATGGTGTCCACGGCATTGGCAATCGTGAAGTGATAAATAAAATTGTGGACTTGCTTATTTGCGAGTCACAGAAACAAATAGAAAAGGAGGTGAACGAATGACAAGCAAAATCAAACATCCTCGCAAGCGTATCGTTGTGCTTGAGCTTAAAAAAGAAAAAGAAACACTCGTATATAGTACGTGCGCAGAGCTTGCTGTCGCAAACGGCAAGAACAAAATAGGCATTGAATTAGGAGCACTTTGGAATGCACTTGCCAAAAACGATGGTGTCTACGAAAATGATTTGTGTAAGATTTACTATCGCAAGATAGAAAACAATAATAACCCAGAATGGAAATAATATATGGACAATATAATTATAGAAACTGATAAAGACCGTAAAAACAGTTTTACTGTTCGTCAAGGCGATAAATATAGCGACGGACTAACGTATGAAGAAATGCTCGGTACGATTAGTGCTTTAACTATGCCTACAGAACGTCCTTGTGTTCATTGGATGAGGACAGAAGAACAATGGACAGCTTACTATGCAAATGTTTTAACAGCAAGAAATAAGCTTATCAAGAATGAAGTTTGATGATTTCTTAAAACAGCAACAGCACACGAAGCGAAAACCACGGCACGATGAATCTAAAATTCAACAGGCAGTTGTTCAGTGGTTTCGTCTACAATATCCTCAGTATATTATCGCTGCTGTGCCTAATGGAGGGTATCGCAATCCCAAAGAAGCTGCAATCATGCAATGTGAAGGAGTTCTTGCTGGCTTTGCCGACCTTATAATAATAGCGCAGCGCAATGTTCTGTTTTTGGAAATGAAGACCGAAAAAGGTCGTCAGTCAGAGAAACAGAAAGAGTTTCAGAACAAAGTCACACGGCTTGGTTTTGAGTACGTGATATGCCGCTCTTTTGACCAGTCCGTTCTTGCAATAGAACGGTGGATTAAAATCATAACAATCAAATAACTTAAAAAGGAGATACACAATGACAGGTCTGAATTATGTAATTGAAGCGAAAGGAGAAATACCTTACTTTGTCAAAACCAACGATGGTTGCGAACTTTTGTCTAATGATAGAAATTTGAAAATTATCATCAAGCATAGAAAAGTGTTTAACAACAATAATAATACACAACAGGAAGTCTGTACCACTGCTTGCTGGGTAGCTTCACACAGTATATGGGAGAGGGGTAATATTTCCTCTACAATTTGCTCTATAGACGAGTACATCAAAAGTCTTGATGCGTCTCCTTACTTTACAAAAGCTACTAACGAATATCGCCAATATTTAAACACAGATATAAAATGATAGAAATTGGTATAGTCACGCTGATTATGACGGTAGTGATGTTCGTCTTATGTATGCTGAATTTTCTGCTTGGGAAAGAAAGCACTTATGTGTTTTCACTGTCAATACAGAAGTGGTATCTCGTATTGTCATTAGCATATATCTTACTTTCGTTGTATTACATTTACAAGACCGCTTCACTTTTAAATTAACTAAAATGGAAACTCCTATTAAATGTTTTGCCGTTGAATCTTTCGGCAATAGTTACAAGGTTTTTGCCGACCAAACAGTAGATTCATTATATGTGCAAGAAACGCTAAACATCGCAAAGGTGTCAGTATTTCAATTTCTCTACACCGAATATCTTATCACAGATAATTGGATGTATTCGATGGAGTGGTACTTGAAGAAGAAAGGCATCTTGCGCTTTGAACTAAAAAAGAAGTTTAACGAAGCAAAGCAATCCTTACGCAGGATAATAGAACTTGTAGAAAGTAACTCGCAAGACACCTATTGCAATGAGTATGCAAGCCAACTGGATGATATGGCTTTGCCAACATTAAAAAAACTTCGTGACCAGATTGCTCAGAAGTTACAGAATCTTGGCGTGCCACGTGCAGGCGTGTGTGCTTCTATGATAGTCCTCCAGAATCTTATATGCATGTCAGTTGATACTCATAAACATATATTCAAGCGCATATACGAAATACGCCACATTGACATCAAGAAGTGTTTTGAGAAGGTCTATCCTGAGACCGCAATCAAACAAATAGACGAGATGCTTGCACTTGTTATGGGTGACGATAGGCAGAAGTATCAGAACAATATCGTCAAAAACAAGACTATTAAGCAGCTGTTTGATAAATATGCGGTAACTATTTACGACCAGAATAATATCAAAAAAGCAAGCATTGCAGCGTATGAAGCCATGCCTGAAACGGAACGTGAAAGATATATGTTGCTTGAAGACGGTGCTTGTATCCTTAAAAATAGTTACAATGGCAAGAAAAATGAAAACGACCGCAAAGCTGGTTGACGCATTGACAAAAAAGGACTGTGCGGATAATGGTAGCGTTTGGGCTAAAGATTATCCGCTCAATCTTTTTAGTGGAGATGCTAAAGAATGTCAGTTTACTCGTGAGGACTTGCGTTCCTCGTTCGTAGCAGGAATAAAAGGTTATTTGCAAATCATATGGCATGACCCCAATAAAGAACTTCCAAATGACGGTGAGTGGTGTTTGTTACATATAACAAGTGGCTTTCGACTTGCTGTTCGTCGAGAAACGCAATCGGGTGTACATAAATGGTGGCTTATGGATTATTCACTTTATGACGGCAAAGGAATCAAACGATGGGCGTATGTCAGCGACCTTGTGCTGTACAAATAATTGCTCGATGCCCTTACTACAAGTAACCCCATTGCACAATAACAGAATACTAATTTTCTGTCTGTAACACATAAATCTTAACAAAAATCACATGGCAAATTTGAAATTAACAAAAGAGAGTACGAATAGTGAAATCAAGGAGTATTTTACCGCAGTGTTAAACCTTTCACAGTCCAACAGGGAATTCCCTGTAAGTATTGATGATGTATGGCCGCTTGTATATGGCAAGAAATCGGATGCTGTAGAAGCACTCATTAATAATGAGCAGTTCATAAAAGATGTTGACTATCAAGTTTTGCGGAAAAATCCGCAAAACCCCAAAGGGGGTAGACCTACAATAGAATACTACCTTACGACTTCTTGTCTTGAATATTTTATTGCCCGGAAAATCCGTAGTGTATTCGAGGTCTACCGGCAAGTCTTTCATAAAGCGGTACAAGCTATTGCTGTTCCTCAGACTTTTGCCGAAGCGTTGATGCTCGCCGCTAAACAACAGCAGGCTATTGAGGAAAAACAACGGCTAATAGAGCAAAAGAATACAGAGATAGAACAAAAGAACACAGAAATAGTTGAACTTTCAACCGCTATCACAGAAATGCAGCCTAAAGTCAGCTATGTAGACACTATTCTTCAGTGTAAAGATACTGTACAGGTGACACTTATTGCACAAGATTATGGGAAATCAGCAAAAGCGTTCAATGTACTTCTTCGCAATATGCAAATACAGCGCAAGGTTGGCACAACATGGGTTGTACGTGCTAAATATCTACAATGTGGTTATGTTCAGTCGGAAACATTTGAATATCCGCATAGTGACGGTACAAAAGACGCGCGTGTCTATACGAAATGGACACAAAAGGGTCGATTGTTCTTATACGAAACATTAAAAAAGCATGGTATTCTACCACTTGTCGAACAAACAGAGCAAGCAAAGAAATAATCAACTTGTAATAAATGGAGTGGGGTGGCAGCGTTCCACTCTTTTATTTGTTAAAACCCTGTTATTTTTCTGTTATTTACAGGGAAAACATTATCTTTGTGCAATGGCAAAGGTAACTATCAAAATAAAAGGTATAGAAGCTTTAAAGGAAAAGCTTATGGAAAAGAAACAGGCTGTGGACAACGTCTTAAAAACGGCATTGCCTGAGCTTGGGGAAAAGGCTGTAACCTATTCCAAAGAAAACAAAGGTTATCAAGACCAGACTGCGAACCTTAAAAACTCCATTTCTTTTGCCGTTTTTTTGGACGGTAAGCTCATAAACACTACCATCGGTAAAATACCCGAGCCTGATAAAGTTAAAGGCGGACAGGCGCAAGTGCAAAGCGCCTTAGAAGAATATGCATCCAAGCCGGGTGTCGTCGCCCCTAAAGGATATACAATAATCGTTGTTGCTGGTATGGTATATGGCAAATACGTTGAAGACAAAGGTTATAACGTGCTATACCTTACCAAGCAGTTTCTTCGTGATGGAATGAAAGATATATATGACACAATATTGAATGAGATAAAAAAGTAGATATTACATAATGAAGCTCTATGTTTTATCTATCCAATGAAAAGCCACAAAGAATGATTGTTATATTACCTTGTAAAGATAATTAAAATATATTAAATACTAATATTCCTGTTAATTTATTTGGTCTTTTCATTCGTTTTTTATTAATTTTGCAACGTCAAATTTAACAAGATGGGTGCTTATAAAAAATATTCAAAGAAAAATTTTGTACATCACAGAAGTTTTTATAATTTTGTGGTGCTAAAAGATGATGGTAAACCATTACGTAGGGCTAACGGTTAATTGCCCAATTTATATGTCGGGCATTTTTTATGCCTACATATCAATATATCGCATAGGCGGTTGTACATTTGCGTAGATACACATCTGCTCTCGTAGTGGACATCATCTTTTAGCAGCGCAAGTGGCAACCGCTTTTATTGTTGCCTATAACGTATCATTAAATGCTAAAAGATGAACGACGTAAAAATTTTCAATTCTCCAATGTTTGGAGAGCTTCGTGTTACGCGGAACGAGAAAGGCGAGTTGCTTTTCTGTCTAACAGATGTGTGCAAAGCACTTGATTTACAAACTGGAGCAACTAAATTTCGGCTTGAAAAAGGGGGTGTTAGTTCAATTAACACCCCGGTGCAAAATCAGTATGGTGTTTTTTTTTAACCAAAAAATGGTTTACATTGACGAGCCAAACTTTTATCGTTGTGTATTTGGCTCACGTAAGAAAACAGCCAAAAATTTCCAAGATTGGGTATTCAACGAAGTGTTGCCCTCGCTTCGCACAACAGGCGCATACGTTGTGGCAAAAGAAGAAGATAGTGAGGAGGATATTATTGCACGTGGCTTGATAGCAGCCAAAGCGGCACTCGCAAGACGCGAGGAGCGCATTAAAGAACTTGAATGTGAGAACAGCCAAAGCAAACAAGTTATTGAGATACAAAGCGAGCGTATCGCCAAGGATGCACCAAAGGTAGAGTACTACGACCAGACGCTCAATTCGGAGGATTGTATGACATCAAGCCAAGTGGCTCTCGACCTCGGCATCACGGCACAGGAGTTGCACAACAAGCTCTGTCAAGCAAACATCATCTACAAGCAGTCGGGGCAATGGAACTTGCACAAGCCTTACAAAGGTTGGAAATTGCACGACACAAACACTTACACTTTCCCAAGCAGCAATGGTGGCACACATACCAAGGTCTACACTGTTTGGACACAGCGCGGCAGACGCTTCATACTTGCTCTCTTTAACAACGATTTCAATGTTAAGAAAGCGATTGCCGAAATAAATGGAGAAACGAAATAATAACTAACAATTTAAATTCAGAAACACTATGAACAATAATAACAATATCGAGAGTGTATATACAGTAAGTAATTCAATCGCAAAGATGATAGACCTGCTTAAAGAGTTTGCTTCATTGCAAGAGCGGATAATACGAGAGTTTGAGGAGTCTGTTAATGGCGAAGACGTAGCCGAAGCAACTGCCGTTACTTTCAACGCCATACGTGATGCAATAGCAGCTAATGTCAAAGAGAACGTATGCAATTTTAATAATAACATTTAAAATAATGTCTTGACAATTGCTTTTCAGCATTGAGATAGGACTTGGGGTATGGCATAATTAATTGCTGTACCCCTTTTTGTTTCGTGCACTCATAACAAAAAAGAAGAGTGAAGCTTCACGCCTCACTCTAAAGTTTTACAATTGTTACAATAATCCTTCTTACGCAGATAAAGATATAATTAATCCTCATTTGCAATAATAGTTAAGTTATCTTTGTCGCAACTAAAAAGAGTTTGACAAACATTGTACCCACCAAAGCCATTTTTTGCTCTGTATTTAACAATAAACAATTTTTCATCATCTTTAGATGTTGGAACTTCATTCATGTCTATAAATTCATAGCTATCGGGGTCTTTAAGCCTTTTTTTTATCATATCTTCTGCCAAAGCTTCTACATACTCTGTACTTTCGTACAACGGCTTACTGGCAATCTCTTTTGCTTCTCTGTTGTTTATGTCCTGTCCAATAGCAGCTAAAATCATAAAAACGAAAAGAACTACGCCTGTGGCTATTAAGCAGCCGGAACATCCTTTTTTCATAATTTTAATTTTGTAATACGTAAATTTTATTATATCTTTTAATTATTGCTTTAGAAAAACCTTTCTTTCCTTTCTGCGCATACATCATATTTAATATTAAATACTCACGTTGTCGCAATTCTCCGAGCCACAACAGTCGTTCGTAACATTGTATAGCTCGGCTTATCACCCCTAACTCCATGTATTGCTTTATAAGCTCACGGATTTCTTTAGTTGACATATTGTATATCTGTTTCATAAGCTTAGGTTTTAGTTGCAAAGATAGCCTTTTCCGTTGATTTAACGCTATATTTTTATATATTTATTTATAGTATTTAGCCAAACGATTAAATAATATTAAATACTAATAGAGAACTAATAGTTAACTTTGCTGTTTGAAGATTTATTATTAATTTCGTGGCACAGAAATTAATAACCAACTAATAGGAGATACAACAATGACAAAACAAGAAGAAATTAAAGTATTGCAATCACTTAAAGGTGATACTTATTTCGCACAGAAGTTTGGAGCAGATATTGACACAATGTGCGAGAATATAAAGAATGATTTTGCAATTGAATGCGGTTGTACATTCAGCAAAGAAACTGAGGTTTTGCGCAAAGAAATAGAAAGCGTTAAAACTGTAGCAAAAGATATGATTACAATTTTTGCGCACAACATAATCGTCGCTCTCGACAAAGGCAATGACACGGACGTTATGGCTTATCAGGCTGTGGAAGAAGTAATCGGAATAAAAGAGATAATCAAATTCAAGCATTCTCAGAATATTGAATTATCGGACAGCGAAATTAAGTATCTGGTAGAAAGTTTGGACAAATGATAAAAATTAACGGTATCACATACGAAGTAGGCTTGTCAATGGAAGTAGCAGGAACGATGTGGTTCTTTCGTAAGACCGTAGAATGGCGAGAGACCACCCGTCACTTTTGGACAAAGCAGGCTCTTGAGAAATACCTCCGCACCCTGCCGAACAAGATAATCAAACGTGAGGTACTTGCAATGCTCAGGCAGACGCACGGTAGGGCAGAAGCCATAAGACGATAAGCCGTTGGGCGAAAACGTTAAGCGCACATTTTATTAATCCAATAAATAAACAAACAAACTTATGATAGAAATTCCAAAATCAAACGCAATAGAAGAACAAGAGAATGAACTTGCACAGTGGGTTCTTGACAATCTTAAAGACAGAAAGGAAGTACAGATACTTCAGCGAACCGAAGGCTGCTGTGCTGGCAACTGGGTCGGGAGCCTGCCAAATGAAAAATGGCACGTATCTTCGTTTGAAGCGGTAAATAATGTCGTACGAGCGTTTCGCCGACAAGGATATGCCGTCACAGAGCATTGCTCGCCTCGTTACCCAACTGCGTATATAAACTTTAGAAAGTAAAAACTGTGTATTATGAACTTATTTTCAAACAATCCCGATTTTTACCCTACACCAAATGAGGTTATAGAGCAAATGATGTTAGGGGAAGATTATGTAGGCAAGACCGTATTAGAGCCTTCTGCTGGTAGCGGCAATATTGTCAAATGGCTAAAACTAAATGGTAGTTGTAATGTCGTTGCTTGTGAGAATGACCTTACTCTACGAAATTTGCTCGGCAACGTTTGCCCTCTTATTGGCGATGATTTTCTCAAGCTAACAGCTGAACAAGTTAGCTATGTTGACCTTATAGTAATGAATCCGCCATTCAGCCATGGGGCGGAGCATATTATGCACGCTTGGGAGATAGCTCCGTCCGGATGCACAATAATTGCCTTGTGTAACAGCACAAATGTCAATGCTACTTGTTATAGAGAGTACCGTAAATTGCAAGAGGTAGTCGAGCTGTATGGCAGTTCCGAATTTTTGGGAGACGTATTCAGCACGTCTGAGCGTAAAACAAATGTAAATGTGTCGCTTGTGAAGCTCTATAAACAAGCAGATGGTGAAGATGAATTTTCAGGTTACTTTTTCTCGCAAGAGGATGAAGATGCCATCAACCAGAACACCAAAGAAGGTCTGATGCCATATAATGTTGTGCGTGACTTGGTTAATCGCTATATTTCTGCTGTTAAACTTTTTGATAGCGTAATGGAAGTGTCAAATCAGATTAACGAAATAGCAAAGGTAGAAAAATTCAGCTTGCCTATATATTTCACTGCCGTCAACGCAGAAGACCGTTCTACAACAATCACAAGAGCGCAGTACAAAAAAGAGTTGCAAAAATACTACTGGAGGGTTATTTTCAGAAAGTTAAACATGGAGAAGTTTGCAACTTCTAAATTGCATCAGCAGATTAACCGTTTTGTCGAGAAGCAAAGTAATGTGCCGTTCACTATGAAGAACGTGTACAGTGTGCTTAATATGGTCATACAGACTACTGGGCAGCGTATGAGAACAGCTTTATCTGAAGCATTCGACCTTATATGTTCCTTGTCGGCAGAAAACAGCACAGCTGGTGAGACATGGAAGACAAATGCGAACTACATGGTTAACAGAAAATTCATCGTGTCTTGGATTACTGAATACGACACACGCTGGCCGAATCCTTTTGTTAGACTAAAAATAGGAGGTAATAAAGACAGAATTGAAGATATATGCAAAGCATTATGTTTTCTAACTGGTACAGATTACAACAACATGGAAAGCCTAAGCTCCTTTGTGGGAGAAAATCAATTAGCATGGGGAGGTTGGTTTGATTGGGGATTTTTCCGTTGTAGAGCGTTCAAGAAGGGAACTATGCACTTTGAGTTTAAAGACGAAAAAGTATGGATGATGTTCAATCAAGAAGTCGCCAAAGAACGAGGCTGGAGCTTACCTAAAAAACAAACAAAAAATAAATAATATGGAACAAGATAAAATATTGACTCACGTCTATATTGTAGAGGTTGAATCGAAAGAGCAAGACAAAGACAATAGTAATGATGTTTGTGACATCCATTCAGGTGTTCTCCGTGTCTTTGCAAATAAAGAGGATGCGTCAGCTTACATGCGAGAATACTATGATAAATGTGAGTTGACAAGTAAGAGTATCGAAACCTTTGAGAGCGGCAACGGCGGCTTTTCAATTAAAGTAGATACCAGAAGTGAAAACATTCCTGGTTCTGTGTCTATGAGTGGTGAGAAGTTAGAAAACAGAATATGTAAAATGAAAGTCAGTTGTTATGCAACGGAAATAACAACCAGCTTTGACAAGGAAAGAATTTCTTTTGATAATGATTACTACGATGAATTCTTTGGATAAGACATGAGCGTATACACAGAAGCGATGTTGGCAAGTTTGTTTAATGTTACAACAACTTCGCCTTATGAATGCGATTTAGAGAACCCCGTGCCTGTCAAAGGCAGGAAGTCGTACCGCAACGCAATGGCGGTATCAATACGCGTTTCAGAAAATAAAGCGTTTGGGTATGCTGTGTCGATTATGCTTCTCGTGGACGAACACTATCGTAAAATACAATGGAGAGTACTCTCAGACGAAGAGAAGAAAAACATACAAGATGCGTTGGGTATATGAACAGAAAAACCGCTGCCTGTGGAGATACGGATGGCAGCGGTCAATTTGGAGTTTAACGTAATATCTCGTTAGAGATACAACAATGTAGCGCAAAGGTAGCATTTTTGTTTTGTTGCGCAAAATATTTGATGTATATTTGCATATTATTAACTAAAACAAATAAGCATGACAGCGGAAGACATCTTGAAATATTGTCATTTCTATAAAGGTGAGGTGCTAATGCCTGATTCTTTAGAAGAAACAAATGAAGGTCAGCTATGGCTGGCTGAAAAAACAGTATGCGAGGAATTCGTAAATGACATTCATGTTGACACAGCACAAAAAGACGTTGCTTCTATTGTTGCTGCCTATGTTGGGAAATGGAATCCTTATGAATTGTCGGATGTTATGAACACGTACCTTACAAAGGTTCCAGAGGTTGAAACCTTCATAAGGCAAGTGTATTTATAGTTCAAATAAGGCGTTTCCTTTGATATAATAAATGGATGCGCCTTTCTTTTTAAATTCCTTGGCAATCTTTAAAATTTTATCGTGAGAACCATCTAAAATATCGTATGGATAAGTTATGGATTCAATACAATCAATTGTAAGCTGCCCGTGGTATTGTAGTTCTAGATACGAAGATATATGTTCTTTTTTAAATTCTACGAGGTTTGTTGTTTGTATGTCTATTGATGTTGGTGTATTATAAAAATCATCAAACGAGCACGCTTTGGGGTCGCTAACGAGAGACGGCTGATATCTAACCCCTAAAGAATCTCCTGCCGTCCACGTTGCGACAACTTTGTCTTTCTTAAAACGGACTTCCACGTTACCATAACTTCTTGCTGTGTTGTTTTGCATTGAGCGCAGTATATTGTGGTCAAGAAGGTTTCCGTATTTCTCATATTCTTTTCTGTCTAATTGCTGAACTGCAAGGTCTTTTCGCGGAAGGCCAAACATCTTATGGGCGGCACTTAAACGTGAATGTGTAGGACTAATTTTTCCTGTTGTGGACGTAGAACCTAAATAACCTCCGGATGAGCCAGTCTCGAAAGTGTTCATAAATTTTGAATTTAAGACCTTTTCGAGTATGGAATCTTTTATATTCATTCCTAAATCATGCTCACTGAACACTTTTTGCATCAGTAATTCTATCTCATTCTTATGCGTTTTTGCTGTGACACCATAATAACGGCTGTTCTTCTCGTATTCGCTTATTGCATCTTCAAGATATTCAAGAGTCTTTGGGAATTTCGTACCAAGGCGTTTTTTCAAGTCTTCTATTGTTTCGTGATTAACTGCTGTTTCTTTTAATAGCTTTGGCGATTTCAATTTGTTTTTTAATAGTTGCTGATATTTTCTATTAATCTCCTGCGCTTTGCTTTTTGCCAAATCCAAGTCAACATTTCTCCGTGTCAGTATATGATTTATCTCTGATGCCAGTTCTTTGATTTTTCTACTTTTTGATAGAGTAGCATATGCGAGTGCATCGCTGACACTGTCGGCAACGGCTTTAATGTCAATCTTTCTCTCTACTATACGTAATTCTTTCTTATACGCATCTTGAGCAACTTTCCATGTATCGTATTTTTTATGTTCTTCAACCCATTTAATCTCAGATTCCAGAAAGCGTTTCCTTGGAAGTAATTCAACGCTTTCTCTTGCCAGTCTTGCTTCAATAGCTTTGTTAATTGCAATAGCTTCTGACATTGAGTAATTGCGAGCGACAAGGATAGGATTTTCAAGGCGTGACAGAGATAAAATCTTTTTCCCTTGTTCTTTCAATGCTTTGGCTTCTTCATAAATATTTACATAATCTCTTGCTTCAAGAGCTGTCTTTAATGCCGATGTGTCCACATCTTTAATGCCATTCATATAGCGTAAGACGCTTTCGCCATAATGAACGTAAGCTCTTTCTGTTGCAAGTCGTCTTTGTCGTTGTTCGGCTCTTCTTTTGATTGATTCTGCGTCTCGCTTTGCGTGTCGTGCCTTAGCAATCTCTTGTATAGCTTCACGACGAGACATTGCATCTGCGCCCATTTGCTTGCGTTGTGTTGCATTCAAATACTTTATCCAATAACTTTTATTGTTTGCCAAATGCCAAGCTAACTTGTCGCGTTTATACGCATCTACGATTTTGTCCGCATTATCCTCAATGTACCGTTTATATTGGTCGGGCACATCTTTAATGCGGTTAGGAGATACGTAATTGGACATATCCTCTCCATTGAATAGTCGCTTGTAGAAATCCTTGCGCTCTTCACCGCTTATCATAACGGGGTCGCTGGTACACATGCAGTTTGAGCCCCAAAAGCATTTGCCGTCTTTCTGTATATACATGATGTGATTGTTCTCAAGTGTAACGTCGTACACAAAGCCGATGTATTCAACTTTCTCCTTGTTAAATACAGTGGCGGTTGCTGAATCGCATTCACTTATTCTGTAACAGTCATATCGCTGCTTTATAACTGTACCATCTTTTTTGACAGTATTTTTAGGTGACATTATTCTATATGACGGTCGATGTCCTACTTTTAACAATAGCAAACCTATTTCAGCTGCCATTTGAGGAGAAGATGTAAAATAAATTCTTTCTCCATGATTTGGAGTACATACATGACCTCTGTTGCCCATAAAAGGACGTGGCTTCTTGATATGTCCGTCGCACACAATAAAAGCATCAAGAAATATTTGGATTTGTCTCTTTGATGCATTTAAAATTTCTTGTGGTATATATTTATAATGTGCAGTTCCGTATTTTAAAAGCTCTTGACCAAAAGCACGGTGGTATAAAACAATGGTGCTTTTATAAACGTGTGGCGTAAAACCCATCTTCTTGATACAAGTTTGCATACGTTTCCAAGCAGGCTGTCCTTTTTCTTGCGACAAAACAATACCGTAGTCATGTTGCATACTACCGTCTGCAAGGTAATACCCCATAAATTCACAATACACATCAAAAGGTATATTTTTGTCGCCAAACATAATGTTCGTGCGGTCTTTGGCGGTATTGACAGCGGAACGATAGAAAGCTCCCATACTTGGCTTGTATTCCGTAGCGTTGCATTTTTTTATTTCGTGAGCACCGCTTTTGCTTATATACACCATTTGATGTTCTGGAGTAACAAGGCATTCCAACGAACGGTTAAAAAAGTGTATAAGTTCTCCATTGTAAGGGTATTTTTGTACTCCTACAATACTTGTCTCTTCTATTTCACGTGTCTGTGGATTTAAAGAATATACAATATCTTGAGTCGTAACATCTTTAAATTCTTTCCATCCTTTTGTAGTCAGAACCTGAGTACCTTCGGCATAACATTGAGGGTGCCAGCCATTCCACACAAAGCCTTTAGGATAGTACCCTTCAAGCTCGTCGCAAATGTCGGCATCTTCCTCTGGGTTGTGCTGTGGAGATACGTGTATATGCTGCCCTATGACAAAAGGCTCGTTTGCCCAACGCTCGTTCCTTGCTGTGTGGTATGCTGCATTGATTTCGGTACGAGCCACACGTAAAGCATTCTTTCTTGCGGAGCGATATACGCCCAGCCCTACATGTTCGAGCGGTTCTTCTACAAAGCGTACACGTCCGTCAATAATGCGCTTCCTGCGCCAAGTGACAATATCTTTCTTCTGTCCGTTCTTTAACACTTTTACTGTGTGGTAACGACGATACATCATATCCGGGTTATTCAAATATTGTCGTATTCTTCTACCCACTTCCTCTGCGGATTCACCCTTTCCCAGTCCGTCGGCTATCACGTTAGACATCGCCATCTCGAACTCTGCTTTTGTTTGCTGACAGTAGTTCCATACGGACTGCGCGAGGTTCAAGCCTATCTTAGAATTGAGTCTATTGGCTATGAACGTCGCAGCAGCCGTTTTTCTTGCGGTTTCTAATGCTTTGTCTGTTAGCACAGAGAATTGCCCTATTGCATCATTGTCGTGCGCATACGCCAAAGAAACGCCGCTTGTCATGCCGCTTTTGTAGCATAACATGCTATTTTGGAAATAGTCGTTAAATATTTCTTCAAGTCGAGCTTTAAGCAAAGGGAAATTGTCAAAATTGAAAAGAGCGTCACTTTCGAGCACGTCTTCGCTATAGCCAAGAGCGAGCAGCTTCCTGACATAACTTCCGTACAACATACCAAGACGGCGGTTGTATTCGGCGAATAGCCTGTTTAAATCTTCCTTTCGCTTTTTAGCTGTAAGTTTTTCTGCCATACTTATTCTTCATTCGTCACAGACTGCGATGCGTTCGCCGACTCACCAACACCCATAAACGCCGCCTGTTGCATCATTTCACTTTCCTGTTCTTCTTTCATTTCTTTCTCCACGCTGTCGGCATCATCGTTGAGCGGATTAAGCTCAATAGAACGACGTTGTGAAGTAGAAGGCTTACCTCCATTGCTCTGTGTGATAAGTTGTAGCAGTTCAACATCATTCTTGGGTATGTAAGGTTCAAACACGGGCTCAAAATCAATGTCCTCCGCTACGCTTGCATCAATACCCTTAACGTATATGCCTGCATTGCAAATACCGTTAGCAACGATGTTGCTTCTGCGTGTGAACATTTCTCCGTACATTTCAGTTTTGTTGCCGACTTTCATAAATGGGTCGGTAAACATAAGACGTATGGCAGCACCGCTTGTGTTGTTGCCTAATGTCTTCATGTTCTCAAACGAAATGTCTGGAGTTTGCGTGAACGAGAATATGATATTAAACAGGTAAGCAATCTCGCCTTTCACACTCTCAGGAGAGTGGTCCCATGACAGCACTTTCATTTCCGTTTCTTTTCCACCTTGGAATACCGAACCTTGCTCGCCTTTTTCGGCAAAACCTTCCAGACGGCCTTGAATAAAGTACTTTGGCGTGCCAAAATAATCATTCGTGTCGCCCCAATTCGATATACATTCTTCTACACGGTCGCACGCCCACTGTACATCTGCCCATTCCGATTTGTATTGGTAGTAATAAACTACTGGTATCTTTGTAAAACCATGTGCCTTTGCTTCGGTGAGTGTCCATCCTGAGCCATTATTGATGTACTTGTAAACGAATCTATCCGTGTATACATCGAAGTGAAGTTCTTGTGTTCCAAGCTCGTCAAACGTGTAGTATTCACGTCCGAACCCATCCATACGATGCCAATCATTAAAATGCGGATATAATTTATCTCCATTTTCAGGAGAAAGAAGCTGTACTCGAATTTCACCGCCAAGCCGTCCATTTTCGTCTGTGGTCATGTACCATAGCTCTGCTGCTTCACATTGAGAAGACACTGTGCGAACAAGCTGCTTGTCAAAATACTTCATTTTGTTGTCGTGATAGCAGTGTGTAATCGCATCGAACAGTAGCTGCTGCTTGTTGTTGAGTGTCTTAATGTCTACGCCATGAGAGTTCGCCTTGTAAGTTACAGGGTTTGTGAGCAAAAAGCCCACTAACCTGTCGACTATCACTCTCTGTGTCGGTAACGCTATTCTGACGCGGTCAACAAGTTTTGTCTTGTAAATGACCTGTCCTGATAAAGGGTCTTTCTGCTCTGTCGGCACTTTTACTTTCTTTTTCGGACGCTTGGTTTCATCGAAAATATCATGCTTATAAGCATCATATTGACGCATAATGTCTTCGTAGCTGTCGTGCTGTGGCTGCTTTCGTGCCGTGAGTAACATATGTACTGTGTTGGCATCGTGTGAGAGTATTTCTGTTATCTTCTTCATATTTTGCTAACTTTGTTAGCAAAGTTACAGAATAGAGCGTATGGCTCAGAAAAAAAAGAAAATGCTGTGTAAACAATTATCAAAGTCTAAAATAATATTAAAGACAGGAAATAAACAAAGAATCATTTGGTTGTATGAAATGCATTTATTAACTTTGTAGTGTTAAAATTAATAACGACTAATAGGAGATACAACAATGAAAATTAAAGTTACACGCAAGGATGGTTCGCCAATCATTGGCAGAAAGAAAAGCTTAGCTTTTACAATTTCAAGCGACCTTGAACAGTTAAGCAAGGCAAGCGAGAAAACGTATTGCATCAACGAGATAAATAGCGACGAGTGGTCTGTTTCGTACATCAACGACGAAATGGAGAAGAATAACGAGATAATAGAATTTGTTTTTTCTATTGAAGATTACAACAAAACCTTGGATGAAGTTAAGGTTATCTACTGGAAGAACGACATAATAGAAGACGAATTCGAATTTATCGCTACAAACGATTAAAAGACTAAACCGAACCTTGTAGTAAGAAAAATAAAAATAAATAAGTTATGGATTATCCATTTAAAAACGACCTTCACAATAAATATTGGTACTCTATATATGCCGAACTTATTGCTGAAGAAGGCTACGGAGAATACATGTCATACATCGCAGCCGTAAGAAAAACAAAAGAGAAATATAAAGACGCAGAGGTAATATAAGTAAATAAAATCAAGCCCTCGCCAACACGGATAAGGCATAAGATATGAAACCTGTATTTCTAACAAGTATGCTATCTTTTATTGCTTGCGATGAAGATGAATGTTTACATCTATTCACAACTCCACCTGATAAAGGATTCTTTAATTGGGAAAGCAATGGTTGTGGTCATTGTTTTGATATTGACGAAAGCTATTGTGAAGCCTTAGGCATTGATGTTCCAACTTGGGATGATGAAGAACCGATAGAAGTTGAAATCGACATTCATATTAGCAAGCACGAAGAATAACAATATATCAAGCCCTATCGCATCACGGTTAAGCGAGTTAACATGCACAAATTTTATCAGTTTTACGTAATAGTTGACAAATACGGCAATATACACGACACATATGCTGACAGAAAAGAAGCAAATCATTATTATCATTTGCTTAATGGCAAGTCAGAAAGTATGGATATAAAAGCCGCTGTTTCAAAAGACGAGGACTCGCAGGAACTTGCGGTTTACGCTAACACAATGAAAGAAGCCTTAAAGCTTGCAAAGGACAAATTTTAACAAAACAGCCCTCCCGTAACACGGCAAACGGAATAATTATGAAGAAAATGTATTTCACAAGCAAGAAAAGTTTCCTCGTCGAGCAGAACCCCGACGGAACATTGCTCATCACCAAGACATCTACAATGAAGCCGTTGGAAAACGCAGGTTCGTTCATCGTCTCGCAAGGCGGCATCGATGTCATCCTCTCCAAATGTAAGGAAGTTACCGACGAGCAGTTCCTTGAAGACCGCAAGCAGCTTCTTCTACGCAACGAACAGGCCAAGCAGCATTCTCGGGAACTCGCCCTTGCCAATCGCAAACGTCACGAGCAAGCCTACCTCTCAGTCTTCTCGGGTGATACCGTAGAAGCTACGGTTGAGAACATCCGCATACTTCTGTGTTATCTCAACGACATTAACTGGGGCGTTTGGCAGCTCCCTTCCATGACTATCGGTTACACTTGCAACCAATACGACTGCGACGGCAAGATTGCTACCACCCTCACTCTTGACACCCCTATAGAATACCGAGGCGAGCAAGTCACGCAGTTCCAACACGGAGCACCAAGCGGACACCTTCGCCATTATCACAGACTTTAATTAAATATAAAAACAGACAGCAAACACAACTATCATTATGTGTTTGCTGTTTTTATATTATTCCCAATATTTCGCTTGCACTCATGCCGCTGCCGTAAGCACCAAGTACTTTGTCAAGTACAACATAGCGGATTCCATCTAATCCATGATTCCACATGTCAATTGGTACATTGCGCCACTTTCCTTCTTTGTCCTGTTGCCAAGTATAGTTGTTGAACTCCTTGCGAATATTCACAGAACGGCTCGTAACGTGTATCTTAAATTGTTGCATTTTCATAATGCCTGCGTTTATTGAGCCTTGAAACTTTGTAACTGGTTTGATATTCAGACCAGCATTGTATATTTCATCAACAAGACGTGGGTCTGCGCTCTCTGATATTATTTCTAAGTCGCCTTTTATTTTTTTTAGCTCTCTAATAATGTCGTTAGTCATCATTTTTGTTTGATAACAACGCTCATCTACATATAGGTCGTTACCACATAGATACACTTCAACAATTGCTGTAGGGTCGTTAGTGTAGCCAAAGTCCATACCTATCCAATGGTGTCTATGTGCTTCAACTGGAATATAATCATCCACGACTACATTCTCAAACACAAGACCTTCAACAATAGCACGTTGTCCGAGTCCGTATATGCGCCACAGGCTCGGATTCTTCCATTTTAAGCTCTCAATCTCGTCAATAACCTTCTGCTCAAGAAACGGGTTGTCCTTGTAGGTGGATATAAACCAATAAGTGTTTTTTTCTTCATTCACTTGGTTTATCCAGTGTTCTTCTGAGAATGAAGGATTATAGTCAAGTATGGAGAACTCTGTAGTACGCATCTGTAGCTGCTGCCACTCGATAAAGGAAAGTTCATTTGCCTCATTTACAAAAAGCACTCTTCGTTTAGAACCACGCACCTTCTGCTCGTTGTCCGTGGAGAAGAACTCAATCCAAGAACCATTAGGAAATGTATACACAAACTCGGACTTGTTCATGCATTTGTCCCTCCACCATCCAAAAGAAAGCATTACGTCCTTGAAGTCACGATAAACAGTACGTTTGATTGAAGGCATACCTGCACGTATAATAGAAACTGTCATTCCAGGGATATTATAGCATAGCATACAGAGGAATTGCACAACGCTGTAGGTCTTGGCGCTGCGGCTGGAGCCTTGTAGAGAGCAAGTTGTAAATCCTGCTTCCTTGGCTGCTTTCACTCTCATGTAGTTCTTAGCTAAAAATACGTGCGGCATTTGTCTTTGCTTTATTCTTTGTTTGGCTGTGCTTCTTTGCGTTCTTTTTCCTTCTGAATTTCTGCAAGAACCTTATTGTATTCATCTGTATTTGTAACAACATGCACTTGCAATGGCTCTTGTCTAAGCTGTTCCCCTTTGCTTGTAAGGTCGATATGCTGTATCTTGCCATAGGCTCGGTCTACGACACGTTCGAGTATATCCATGCCTTTTTTGTCAAGTATGCCTTTGGCAACAATACGCTGCATCATAGGACGTGTCTTGTCGGCAAGAACCGCTTTAAGCTCGTCCTCGGGCAAGGTGGCGATATACAAAAACGACTCGGCTATGGTCTGCGAAGTTGGCACTTCATAGCCTTTTTCTTTCATCTCAGCAATGAACGCCGTCATCGTTTTAGGCTTAGGCGGTCGCCCTTTGGGATTGGTGATTTCGCCTTTTTTAAACTTGCCTTTTTCAAGATTGGCGAGTTGTTTTTGACGTTTACTTTCATTTTTAGATAGTGGCATATTCTTCTCCTTATTCCTTATATGTTGCTTTCATTATGTGTTTAACACACATTTAAGCACGTTTATCGCTGTTTAAAGCCGATTTACGGCACATTTCAAGAATTTGCATATACTCCATCAGTTCACCACGACGGAGTATATTGGCGCATAGGCTGACGAAAGCTGTAGCTTTGTCGCTCTCGTTTATGCGCCTTATTTCACTTGCGCTCAACGTTAGCAAACACTCCATCACTGCCACCTTATCCTTTGCAGGCAGCGATGATGAAATGTTTATGTTGAGCGCACGCTCAATGGTTGTTCTGATGGGTAAAGGTTTACTCATAATTATTTGTCTTTATTCATGTTTTTTGTTTTGCTGTTTGGTTTATTATTATTATATTTGCAATGATTTACCTGTTGGGGTAACCTGATATGCGGGAGCTCCATTTCGGCATGACAATGCGGATGAATCCGAGTTAGGGAGGCATATCCTCCGCTAACCATTTAATCTTGATGCTTTTTCTTTTCTAATATCATGTCTATGTACATGCCCATTTGAACCTACAACTATAATCCAATCAATTTTCTCTAAGGCATTTTTGGGCGATTTCTGTATAAATCCATTTTCCCCATAGATTTGATTTTTCACATAGTCCTTATCAGCCAAAGGATTGTTCTGATACAAAACAACCGCTTTCACATTCTGAGTGCTTGCCTTTTCCAACTGCCTTTTGATAGTGTATTTGCCTGCTTCGTTGATGGTCTTTATATCCATGGGAATGTTGTAAATACGTCCATCATTATGAGATTCAAACTCTATTGTAGCACGTTCACTGTCAAGATATACTTTGTAGCCTTTATTGGCGAGATATAATGTGGCTTCATTTTCTTTGTCTTTATTTGTGTCTTTTACTTTATTGTGTTCCTTGTTTGTCGCAACAAATCCACCTGATGGGTCGAAGTAGGAGCGTGAAACGTCATAAAATTCAGACTGCATAAGACCATCAAATTCTTTTCTTCTCGTTGATAAGGCTTTGGGATTATTTCTGTAATTTCTCGTACCACCACTATTCTTTGCCATTGCTAATATTTTTTAGAATAGCCCCCACTCGGCAAACTTCTCGAATCCGCCTACCTTGTTGATGTAGTCTTTTGCTATCTTAACAATCTCGGAGTACGGCTTGCCGTCAACAGTTTCGTCACCGATAGCGCAGAACAGTTCTACAGGCTTATGCTCTTTTTGTGCCTTCAGGAAAGCGTAGATATTAACCGAGACATCGGCTTTAGAAAGGTCTTTCCCGTGCAGTCCACCGCCTGTCACCGACTGAGCCATATCAGAGCCGAGTTTGCGGTTCGTTGCTCCGCTATCTACATCAATGCCTCCAGTCCAGTCGCCCAGTGGGTTGATAGTGGCAGTAGGGTAGAGCCTTTTCAGTCCTGATGTCTTTGCGTTACTCTGACAGATAACCAACTTTTCTCCGGCAAGGATGTATTTGCCGTCTGTTGGAAAATATGCGTATATATCGTGGGCTAACTTAGAAAGAGACTTCTCTTCGACCGAGAGGGGCATGCCCTTGAAGATTCCGTTGTCACCGCAACGGATAATACCATCTTGGTTCTTTGCAAGGTGCGCGTCCTGTGGCTTGACTACAAGGCTCAGTCGCAAATTGTCACAATTGGTGATGCGCTCCACGATTGTATACACTTCTTCTTTAGAGAAAGCTACGCTACTTTCAATAATAACGTTAGCTACGCCATGTCCGATAAGGACTTCAACGGCTATTTTCGGACTGTCCTGCTTGGTGTAAGCAAGGTCAACGATAGCACCTGCAATGCGGTCTGCCACCTTGTCTGGGTGTTGTGGGTTTACTTTTTCTATCATTTCTAATTTATTTTATGTAGTTAAACTTTGATTTTTTCAGCCTTTTTGCCTGTGTAGGTTTCCCAACGGTTGATTATCACATCACAATAATGAGGGTCAAGCTCCATTGAAAAACCGTTTCTGTTGAGTTGTTCGCACGCCATTATAGTCGTGCCGCTACCACCGAAGCTGTCGTAGACATTCCAGCCTTCCTGCGATGAGTTTTGAATAAGATATGCGAAAAGTGGAATAGGCTTCATGGTCGGATGTTCGACACTCTTTGTCGGTCGGTCAAACTCCATAACGGTCGTCTGTTTTCTATCACTGAACCAATTATGGCTCGCTCCCTTTTTCCAACCATACAGACAAGGTTCATGTCGCCATTGATAGTCTTGTCTTCCGAGTACCATAGAGTTCTTTACCCATATCAGATTCTCTCGCAGCTCCAGGTCTACCGTGTTGATAAGGGCTTTTCTGAACCAATAGGAGTAGCCGTCGCTGTGGAATATATAGAACGAAGCGCCTTTCTCCATATTAGCATTGGCAGCGTTGAATGCGTTTGTTAAAAACTCCTCGAATTTATCGTTGTCCATTTTGTCATTTAAGACGACCAGTCCATCCTTGCGATGTCCTTCTGTTGCTGCGCCGTCATAACCGTAAGCCACATTATACGGTGGGTCTGTCAAATAGAGTTGGATGTTTGCTCCCCCGAGTAGTTTAGCAACTTGCGATGCGTCAGTAGAGTCACCACACATGAGTCTATGTTTGCCGAGCTGCCAAATATCCCCGAGTTTACATTTCGCTTCAATCTCATGCTCGCCCTCATCGTATGCGTCGTCTTCCGTTTCTTTGTGCTCTGGCATTTCTTCGACTGGCTCCGTGTCGGTCAAGAAAGAGCAATCGACTCCCCATTCCTGCAAATCCTCTACTTCCCAATCTCCGTTGGCAAGCTCGTCCCAGTCCCAATTACCAGCCTGTACGTTGTCCTTGATGGCATACTCTTTTATTTTGGCAATGGGCACGTCCTTGTTGAGTACAAAGCAAGGCAGCGCGTCAAAACCTTCTACGCCTTCGTTGTGCAGTTCCTGACAAATACGCAAGCGCATGTTGCCACAGATAACGACAAACTTGCCACCTTCGGCAGCGTATACCATAAGCGGCTTGTATTGCAGCAGCTCCGGCGAGTCCTTGAGTGACTTTTTTAGCTTGTCATGTTCCTCTCCTTTGAGATAACGAGGATTCTTTGGGATGCCCACAATCTGCCCTTCATTAAGCTCCAGACAGCTTAGGCTTATTCGTTCTTTAACGCCCAATTCGCTGAGCGTGTTATTCTGCTTTTTTGCCATATTAAACGTGTTTTATAATGATTTAAAGCAAAGTTAAGCTGTTTTATCAAGGTTTATAAGGATTTATCAGTTTCCGTGTAAACAAAAAAGGTACGCTACGTTCTTGCCGTGCGTACCCTTTAAAATGTGTGTTATATTACAACTGAGCTGCCTGTGTTTCTGTGAGAGTTTCGTTGATATTAACCGTTATAGCATCTTGCATAAGACGGTAGAGTTCAGCAGAAGCTTCTATAACGTTCTCACCTCCTACTTCGCCGTCGTAAACAACAATTAATCTATTCTGTAGTTGTATGAAATCCCGTAGTAAGGCGAGCATGTTGTTGGTTGTGTCACTGATTGATACATTCTCCTTATTGTTGTTTATAGAGTTCTTTTCCATTGCTGTGCGTGTTTAAAGGGTTGATGTGTGTGGATTTATTTGGCGGTTTTGCCGTTGATGTCAGAAATTGCAAGCTTTACATTGAAATTGTTTTTGTAAAGTGCGAGGATAAAACGTCTGCCACGTTGACTCCAAACCAGATAAGGCTTGGCATAAGTTACGTCTTTATGTGTGTCGTAATAGGTGTAGGTTCGTGTACCGTGCAACTTCCATGTGCTGTAAGGCTTATTTATCAGCCATTGGTTGGATTGACGGAAGATGATTTTGAGTTGCTGCAATTTGTTGTGCAACTCGTTCGCTGTAATGCCAAGCTCGTTTGCGATTTGCCGTGTGGTGAGCATATTCTCGGCAGCAAGCGTCTGGTCGTAGTACTCTACCTTTGGCGCATCCTTGGCGATACGCTCTCCTTGTGCTTCTATAACTTGTTTGCTTTGGCTGTTCTCACATTCGAGTTCTTTAATGCGCTGCTCACGTCTTGCGAGTGCTGCCTTGGCTGCTATCAAACCACGTGCGATAATGTCCTCCTCGCTATCTTCTTCTTTTGCCACAACGTATGCGCCTGTTGTGCGAAGCGAGGGCAGCACTTCGTTGAATACCCAATCTTGAAACTTGCGAGCTGTAGGCTTGCGAGATTGAAAGATGCAACGGTAGAGGTCGGGTTCGGTGACGAAGTACATTTGTTGACTTCCACCATTGGTAAGGACATTAATTGAACTAATGACCTGTTGCTCTAATCGTTTAGCTGTTGCTCCAACTTGCAACCCAAGCGAGTCGCATACATCTTTAAGACAGAAAAGCAACTCGCCTTTCTCGTTCCGTGTAACACGGAGTTCTCCAAACATAGGAGAATTAAAAATTTTTACGTCGTTCATTTTCGTAGATTTTTTGACGTTAATATATTGTTGGGTTGATACAACAAAAAAGAGTGTACCGCTACCCTTTGTCAAATGCCTCTACGAAAAGCACGCACACGCCATTACAACGTATGCAAGGGACGATACACTTGTATCTTATTCCGAAAAAACGATTAGGCATAAAAAATGCCCTCTCGGGAGAACGAAAGAGCCTTGTTAAACTCCTCGTAGATTTATTTGACACCACAAAATTATAAAATCTTCTGTAATGTGCCAAATTTTTCTTGAGATATTTTTGAGGGGTAAGTAAAACTTAGCGTTCTATTAATCTTACTAATGTAAAATTAAGGTAGATTAATCCTCGTCGTCGCGTTCAAGTTCTGCGTCAGGATTTTCGGCTTTGAATACTCTCCAAGCTTTGTTTAGTCTGCGACGCTGATATTTAAGGTCGTCTTCAAGTTCTTCCCAACCTATAAGGTATATATCACCATCTTCTTCTACGTATTCAACTTTGTAATCTAAGTCATCTACGGTAGCTTGAAAACCAATAATGTTACCTTCTTTATCTTTAATGTCGTTGGTTTCAATCATTCCCATTGGGCTGTAACCTATACATGTGCATTCAATGTCTGGCAATGACATTTCGCCTGATATATCAAAATATTCTCTAAGGTCGTTGTTGAGCTTTGTTACCTTCGCCTTGCGTGTGTTGAGCTTGTTGAGTTCTCTTTTTGTTAGCTGTATCATTGTTGTATCTCCCGTTTTTAACAGTTCTTGGATTACCATTTTTTGTCGTATTTACAATAAATGCAAACCTCGTTAACCACTTCTAAGAAGTTTTCATTGGTTGGCTTATATATGCCTTTTACGATATCTCCGTCGTAAGCTTCCGCACATTCGTCGGTTTTAAACCAATCTAACGCTTCCTGGAGTGTATATTCGGCATCTCTCATGCAATCAAAGTCAACACTTATTGCGTATCTTAGACTTTTCTGCTTTTCTGTTAATTTGTTTACGTTCATTGTTGTATCTCCTATTTTTAATTGTCTATTAATTTTAACACCACAAAATTAATAAATTGCCTTCAAACTACAAAATGAAAACTAATAGAATATTAATGATTTAATATAATTTAAAGGTTTGATATGTACATACATTATATATAAAATAAAAGACCGACCCTCACGGGCCAGCCTTCCACTAAAAACCTTTGCTTATGAACAAGACAAAGGTACTTCGTTAATTGATAATAATTTAAGAATCATTTGTCGTTGAATAAACTATCTTTGTTTTCTATGTTTTGTTTACTGTTCGATGAGAAATCCTCTATCTGATGCGTGAACGGTGTGAGCTTTTCAAGTTCTTTTTTAACTGAAAATTCTTCATTGAAGAAAGCGACGCCTTCCTGTATCTTTTTGACAGCTTCAATTTTTTTCTTTGTTGTAACGACAGGGTTGATGTATATGCAACCGTTTTCCTGGGCGAACCGCCGACATTCGTTACCACCACCATATATTACAAACAAAGGAGTCTTGCCTAACGCCCAGTCTTTGGCGATTGACAATTCGAAAGCAAGATTGTTCAAGCGGTCGGAATAACCTCGTGTTGCGAAAGCACGCCAACCACGAGGAACACCAAGCATGTTCAGCTGATACCACTTCTGCGCTACATTAAGGTCTACGAATATGCCAATGCCACGTGTCTGCATAGCACGTGCAATCCATCGTTTTTTGTAGAGGGCTTGCATTCCGAATGATATTGGTGTCTCATTGAACAATGAGAAGTTGGGCTCTACGATATTGGCAGGATGGTGTTGCTTGTATATTTTTTCGGGGTGTTCGTATACTGACGTGAAACGGTAGTCGTCGGTGTAGAAATGTAGCGTTCCGGCACCATTCATATTATATGTACGCTTCTGTTCGCCAAAGCAAAGAAATGGGATTTGGCAGTTCTCAGCTTGCATATTAATGTCGAGTGTAGGTATTTCCAGTTCGTTGTCGCTTGGGAACAGCATATCTGGAATTGTAACATCATAGTCTTTTCTCATTGTCGTATTGTTTAAGGAGTTCTTTGATTTCGTTGTACAGGTTTACGATTACTTTGTCTTTGGCCTGTAAATACTGCCAATAGCGTCTTGTCTGATTGATAACGTTCTGTCGGGTGCGCGAGATAAGCAAAGCTGCCCGTTCTGGGTGTACACTATAGTCTCTCGTCAGGACGCAGTACAACCCCCGTAATACATTCGTCTTTACAGTCTTTGTTTCTGAAACAAGCTGAATGAATGTAACACCGCCAACGGAGCATACAGCATTAAGAATACGGTCTGCCCACATATACTGTTCTGTCTGTGAATATGTCATAAGCATAAATTTTATGGTTTAACGCTGCAAATATAGCAAAAACTAATAGAAAACTAAAATAAACTATTAATAAATTATAAAATATTAATCAAATCTATTAGTATTACAGAATAATTTATTAATTTTGTGGTGTGAAAAATAGAAAGCTATTAGTCACCACTAAACGACTTGTGTACATCGTGAAGTGTATAAATGGATTTAAGCCGCGTCTTCACCGACGCATTAAATACGAAGCGATAAGGTAAGTACACAACCTTGTCGCTTTTGCTTTTTACAGACATGAAGATAAAGAGAATTATAATAAATCAGATGTATCGCAATTCGCAATTGAGAAAAGCGATAGCATTCTCTTTGTTTGTAAAAGCCCACACTCGCAATTCTATTGTTAAAAATTGGAGTATCAACAAATTACATGATATTACAGGTGTAAGCGTAAATGCTATCAGAGATAGACTGTTTATCCTTAAAAATATGGAATTGATTGAAGAAACAGGTCTTGACTACAAGCATCTTGTTTTTAAATCACTGCATAGTCATACAGCACATCGCAACATTGTTATACCTGAGTTTACATTTCAACCTAATACTAACTTAAAAAAGAATGCTTATGCACAAGAAATAAAAAACATAGAGAATACATTGACCGCTATGTTGCTTGTCGAAATACAACGTCGAAAGGATTTTGCAAAACAAATGATTCAGCGAAGACGTGAACCGTGCTCGAAAAAAGAATACACGGAAGCTGTCAAGACTTGTAATCGTTTTGGTTATGGCAATAAATTCGTAGACAACGGTATTTCGTATAAATATATGGCGGCGAAAATTGGAATGTCTGTTTGCAAATCAATACAGATTGTAAAATTTGCGGTAAAATACAAAATCATAAAGAAGATACGCAATATCTGTAAGCGTATCGCAATCTGTAGCAAATACACAGAAGACATGCTTATTAACTACACGTATAGTTATCGTAATCATATATATAAAAATTACGCCAACAAATACGTCACCATATGATATGGTATATATTTAATTTTAAAAATCTAAGATTGAGTTTAACGTAAAGAATAAAACAATGAAGACAACAACAATTGATTTTGTAGACAATGCCACGACCAGGGAGGCTGGCATCTACGCAGTAAGGTACGGATGGGCATTCGTAAAGGGTGTGTGCCGTGAAGTGAACGAGTTTGTGCATCGGCTGCCGTGGGTGTGCATAGGTGCTGTGCTGATAGTGGCAACGTCGGTGAGCTACGTGTGCATTGCGGAAGCGAGAGCGGAACGTGACAAGGCGAACAAGGCGCAGATGGAGCTACAGCAGCAAGTAGAACAGCTCTCATGTGCTGTCGAGGCAGAAAGGAGCGGGAAATGAATCACATCCATTTATGCCTCGTGAGCAGCGCACAGCAATCCTCGCGTTCGACAACGGTCAGCGGGTACGTGCCGAAATCCTCATTCCCAAGTCAGACCGACCAATCTTTCACGACGACCTCGAACGGCGCTTCATAGAAGACTTCCACAAGTCGCAGCCACGGGCAGTACACAAGTTAGTGAAAGTACACATTCTACGCAAC